CGGGCGCGATCTGATCCGCGACATGGAGCAGACCATACAGCAGATCGCGATCGACTGTGCGGCGGTCGTCGAGGTGCCGGTAACCGTTACCGCTGACCTGAAGATCGCCGACGATCCAAAAGAGCGAACGCGCATCCGCGACTATCGGCTGATTGTGAGCCTGCCATGAACCACTGCATCACCTGCGGCCGCCGCTGCCAATACGTGAACAATACCCACTGCTTGAGTTGTCGTACCGCGATGCTGTTTCGCGGTTGGCACTATACGCTGCCAGCGAGCAGACGAAAGAAGGATGACCATGGCCAAGGAACAGGTAAAAGCAACGATCAGCCTGAAGGCCGAGAGCCTGACCGCGCTGATCGTCGCGCTTGAGGCAATCGCCCTCGACGCCGGCATGCAAATCGTGATGCAGGCAACCGTCAGCACCTCGATCGCGCTTGAAGCTGACGACCTGAGCGATCTCGGCACCGCGATCGGCGATGTCGCCGGGGCAGTCGGTCGGTCTGAAGGCGTCGAGTGTAAGGTGAGCGCGCCCGGTTCCGCGTGGCACGCCGCCCGGCTCGACCTGACGCCGATGGAGCGCATGATCAACGACGCGACGCGCTGAGCGCCATTCTGCCGAATCGACACACGAATATACCTGAGCGCGGCCCCAGGCACCTTACAGCCGCGCTCAGGCCCCTTGCAGGAACAGATTATGACCATGCTTCAAGCCGATATTCTGACCTGGGCCCAGACCTATACCGGGCCGAAGTTTCATGCCCTGCTGTGCGATCCGCCCTATGGCATCGAGTTTATGGGCAAAGCCTGGGATAAATTCGGCGCGACTAATGAGGCAACCGCATATCAGAAGTTTAGCGAGGACTGGCTAAAAGCTATCTGGCCACACCTGTACCCAGGCGCATGGTGTATGGTTTTTAGCAGCACACGAACGTTGCACCGGCTCATGGTAGCGGCTGAGGATGTCGGCTATATACTACAGCCTATCATCATGGCATGGGCATTTGGGTCGGGTTTTCCCAAAGCAACCAACATCAGTGCTCAGATCGACGATCGCGCCTTCCGCGCCTGGCTCGACGCGCACCCGGTCGAGCAGGCCCAGCTTGAGGCGTTACGGCAGGCAGCACGCCTTGCACCGAAGGCTGAGCGCGTCGCAGCCTTGCGCGCATATCAGAACTGCCGCAAGCAGATCAAGGCGGCGGCTGGGTTTGCGCCGGTTGCCGGTACCAAGAAACATCAGCCGAAGTTTGCAGCGGCTGAGCTCGGGTACCGCGAAAAAGACAACGGCTTCAACAGCAAAGAGCGCGAGTCCTTCGACGTGCATGGCCCAGCGACAGACAGCGCAGCCGACTGGGCCGGGCATCGATATGGCGGGCAGGCGATCAAGCCCGCGCTGGAGCCGATCATCGTCTTCCAGAAGCCGTACGACGGCAGCCCGGTCGACAACATCACCTCGACCGGGGCCGGGGCGCTGTGGATAGATGGCGGGAGGATTGGCACGAATGGCGGCGGAGGCAACGGGCTGGGATCTCATTATGACAGGCTTGGCAATACAGAAGCATTGACCAAACATGGTATTGACCAAAGCAATTCCCTGGGCCGTTGGCCCGCCAACCTCGTTCTCGTTCATGCGCCCGAGTGCAACGGCGTCTGCGTCCCTTCCTGCCCTGTCGCGCGGCTGGGGGCCCAGAGTGGTAACACAAAGTCAGGCAATGACATAAACGATCGCCCGGTCGAGTTTATGGCAGGTACCGGCGTGTTTGGCACTCGAAACTATACCGGCCACGACGACAGCGGCACCGCGTCGCGCTACTTCTACGCCGCTGATTGGATGCTCGACCGGCTCGAGGCCGCCGACCCGGTTGCCTACTACCCGAAGGCGTCAACTTCTGAGCGCGAGGCCGGGCTCGACCCGCGTCAGACCGCAATGATGCGGCTGCTCGACGAAGGTGCGGCAGACTTCGGCGGGGCAGTCGTCGACGACGGGCGCGACATCGCGATCGACAACCCGTACCAGCGCGGCGAAACGACCCGGCGCAACATTCACCCGACGATCAAGCCGATCAGCCTGTCGCGCTACCTGGCAACCCTGCTGCTGCCACCAGCCGCATACGGCCCCAGGCGACTGTTGATCCCGTTCGCAGGCGTTGGGAGTGAATACCTGGGGGCCATGCTCGCCGGCTGGGAAGAGATCACCGGCGTCGAGCTCGAGGCCGATCATGTCGCGATTGCCAACGCGCGGATCGCCTACTGGAAACAACGCGCATGGGAGTTGAGCGATCCGACGAGCAAGCCGACCGTAACCGCCGCCGCCGCTGTCCCGGCTGGGCAGCTCGATATGTTTATGGAGGATTCACATGACCGATCATGAGGGCTGGGGCGACTGGGAGAGCGGGCCCCCGCGCGAGATCACCGACTATGAAAAAACGTACGTGGCACGCCGTCAGGCCAAGCCGAAGCGCCCCGGCGCGACGCCTGAGGCCAAGGTGTTGAAGGCGTGTATTGCCTATCTCGAATCGCTCGACTGCTACACCCTCCGATCGTCGTCAGGCTTTACGAACTTCGGCGAGCGATCCGTGACCATGGGCCGGGCCGGGCTGCCGGATATCCTGTGCTGCAAGGCGGGTCGGTTTATCGCCGTCGAGTGCAAGGCTCAGGGCGGTAAGGTCAGCGAGGCCCAGGCGCGGCAGCACGACTTTATCAAGCGACGCGGGGGCATCGTGATCATACCGCATAGCGTTGCTGAGCTTCGGGCCGGTCTGGTCGAGCACTTCGGAGAGCAGACCGTAAAGGACTGGGAGATACTAGGGAAAAAGAGAGCTTGACGCCTATACCACAAGTATGGTAGTATACCGCTATGAAAGTTGACTACACAACATGGGGTGACACGGTACGCATGGCGCGGTATCGTCGCAAGCTGACTCAGCGGCAGCTTGCCGATCTGATCGGCGTCAGTCCATCGCTGATCGGCGACATCGAGCGCGGCGAAACGCGACCGATCTACGATACGGTTGCAGCGCTGTGTGATGAACTGGACATCGATAGCCCGCCCGCGCTGACGACGGAGCAGGGCGAGCTATGAGCACCGTTGCCCTTGTGATTATCGCGATCCTGGTGGTGTATGCCGTGTCTATGTGGTGTACGAGGGGATAAAGCGCAGCCCTGATCAGCCTGCCCGCGAAAGCTACTGATCAGGGCTCGGAAGGGGTCTTCCGTGTCTATCATAACAGAACGTATCGAAGAGCGCAACGTTGAAACGGTGCCGCTAGGGCCCTCCCAAGCCCCTGAGCCGCGCGATATGCTGATCGGCGCGCTGCTGGTGTTTGGCGGCGCACTACTCGGCTGGATCGCGCGTGCCGCGTTCCTGCCGTACGACTATTATCAGCTGGCATGGTTGGTGCCGCTGGTCACGTTCTTGATTGTGTGGGGGAACCGCCATGATCTACGCTGAAGAAGTCAACTATTGGAAAACCAGCAACGTCAGCCCCGATACATGGATCGACAAGGCCAAGGCAGAGATCATGGCGTCCGATGGTACGATTGACGGTGATGCGTTTGGGAGCTACGACGGGCGCGCGGCGTATCGGCTTGATTTTTCCTTCGGTGCCGATCGCTTTTGCGCGATCTGGCCGGTGCTGCCGTTTCGCAAGGCGGCCGACGTTCGCGCCGCGCGTATTCAGGCCGCGACGATGCTCTATCACGATGTCAAAGCCAAGTGCATCAGTGCGAAGGTGCATGGCGCGCGGGCTGCGTTCTTCCAGTATGCGGTGCTGCCGGATGGTCGCACGGCCGCGCAGGTTGCTGATCCCGAGCTGACGCAGTTGTATCCGAAGATGTTGACAGGGGCATAGCGAATGAATCTCAAAGAGCTAGCGATCCTCTATAAACTGATCACCGCTGCCGACAGCGGCGAATGGCATCGATCCGGCGATTGCAAAGTAGAGAATCGATCAAAAGATTGCGGTTTGTGCCAAGCACTAAAGCAAGCCCGAAAGCTGATGAGAGAGTCGAATAATGAAGCCAAACGATAAGCCCATGGAGCGCTGGGAGTCCTGGCCCCTCTGGGCCCTGGGCCTGAGCAACGGGCTCAACATTGTTTTGTGGTACGTGCTGAGCATGGCGCGCATCGACAGTCCCGAGCTGCCGATCGGCATCCTGGGGGCCCTGTCAAAATGGCTGCCGCTGATCGTGGTAGCAGGCGCCATCGCTCAGGCGCTCAGCCTCGACGGCGCGCTGATCGCTACCATCGCGGGCGCGCGGCATGGTCGAGTGGGCAAGTGGACATGGGCAACCATCGTCGGGGCCGGGCTCTTCTCAGCCGCGATCAGCTATGCTGTCCACAGCGGGCGCATCGATCAGCTGCCGGGCCTGCACGTCGCGTCAGCCGTGATCCTGATCTTCTATAACTTGCACCTGGCCCAGCCGCGAAAAGTGTTGACAGGCCCAGCCGGGGCTGCTTCGGATCTGCCTGCCAGCGACGCCAGCGGCTACCGGATCGTCGCTACAAAGACGCCGGCACTACTCGCCAGCGATCAGCCAGCGTTAAAGCCGTGCCGGTACTGTAACGAGCCGGTTACGCTGGCGATGGCCGGGCAGCACGGCAAGCACTACAAACAGCATGGGATCTGCGTCGCTGGGTAACTGTCAAGATTTACATTATTCGCAACGTAGCAGAATCAAGGCAGATGGGGTGTAAAGATATGATCTATGTTAATTCCATCTCGACCGGGGCGGCATCGTCCGTATCAGCCGATCGCGCTATCGCCCGCTATGGTCGAGATGCTAACATTCTTTGGGTCGCAGATACGCGCTGGGAAGACGAGGACAATTGGCGGTTTATGGCTGATTGCATGGCACGCTGGGGCGGCGTCGAGGTACGGCATGCCGAAGGCCGCAACCCCTTGCAGGTTGCCGAAGATCGATCGGTCATCCCCAACCAGCGGATCGCGCCGTGTACACAAGAGCTCAAGATCAAGCCGTTCGTGCGGTTTCTTGAGTCATTGCCGAAGCCGATCACGGTGCTGCTTGGCCTCGACTGGAAAGAGCAGCACCGCATGGCCCGGCCGAAGGCTAACTATGGGGCGATCGACGGCGTAACGGTTGACTATCCGCTGATGTGGCAGCCCTTCGAGTTTCGCCCGTATCAACAGGTTGTACGGGAAGACTGGGGCATCGAGCCGCCCGCCATGTACGCCGCTGGATTCTCCCATGCCAACTGCGGGGGCCGATGTGTCAAGCAGGGGGTTGGCGATTGGAATCGGTTGCGCTTCTGGAATTACGCGCGATTCGCCGAAGTGCGCGACTGGGAGCAGGCCCAGCGGGCCAAGGGCGGCGCGCGGGCCGACTATGCAATCTGCCGGGATTCGCGCAATGATACCGTAAAGCCGTTGACCCTACTCGAAATAGAGCAGCGCGGCGAAAAGCCCGAAGCAGGCGAGTCACAAGATGATATGTTCGCATGCATGTGCAGCTATTAGGGATTGACCATGTTCTCAGGACGAACAACAACAACCATTCAGGCCCCGGCGCATGGCCCGCTCGACTATAACAGTCTGCGGCCCAGTTTCGCAACGCTTGCGCCGCTGTTCGGCCTGACGATGATCAGCCTGATCCCAATCGGCCTGGGGGCATTGTTCGTGTACTGGGCCATGCCGCTCTCGACTGGGCTACAGTTGATCAGCGCGGTTGTTGGCGGCCTGCTGATCGTCGCGGGGGCGCGGTTCTTTTGGCCCCTGAGCGCCGACATCCCTGACGCGATCAAGCAGTATCATGCGATGGTCTATGCATGGCACAGTGCTGAGCTCGACAAGTACCAGTCGAGCGACGGTATGATCACCTCGCAGCAGATGAGCGAATGGTCATACACTGAGCGCGACATGCGTCATGTGGCCTTAGCAGTCCTCTGGTTGATCTTAGAGCAGCCCCGTAGTCTCAGCATCGAGCGGCTGACCAAAGGCCCGATGCAACTCAACATTGGCCATCGCGCCTTCAAGCTGGTTGACATGACCCAGGATGGCGCGGCGGGCTTTCTCGACCTATGCGCCCGGGCCGGCGTGATCAACGGGCGCGGGCCCCGCACTGCCGGAACGATCGCGATCCTCGACAGCCGGCAGGCTGCCCAGAAGATATTAGCCGAAGCCTCGCGCAACCCGGCCATGTTTGGGAGTGACGATGGAAACTGACGCGCTAGAACGGCTCGCCGACTGGCAGGCGCTGTGCGATTGGCTCGAAGATCGCGCCTACAACGCAAGCTATGAACCGCGTTGCCGGGGCGCGTACCTGCTGAGCGGGCCATGGGCTGCTCGACGGACGATCAGTGTCGACGACCTCGACCGGCCGCCCTTCTTTGTCTATAACGGCGTACCGGCGTATCGCAAGAAAGACGTACCCAACCCCGAGTACCAGGCTGAGCGCAAGCGGGCCGCATTCTATGCCCTGATCGTCAAAGAACGATCACGCCTGCAGTTAGTCTACTGGGCAACCGGGTACGGTTGGCGGCTCAGGAAAGACTACAAAGAAAAGATCGAGGCTGAGCGGGTGCGCTTGGCCCAGGAGCGGCATGAAAGCACTTGATCTCTTTTGTAAGCAGGGCGGGGCGACGCGGGGCCTGCAATTAGCAGGCTACCATGTGACCGGCGTTGACATCGAGTCGCAGCCGCGCTATTGCGGAGATCGGTTCATTCGGGGCGATGCCCTGACGGTTGCACTCGACGGGTATGATCTGATCTGGGCCTCGCCGCCCTGCCAAGAGTATACCAACGCGCAAAAGATACGAAACAACGATCACCCGGATCTGATCGCGCCGATCCGTGCTCGACTGATCGCCAGCGATACACCGTATATCATCGAAAATGTACCGGGTGCGCCGCTGATCAACCCGATCATGCTCATGGGATCTATGTTCGGACTTGGCACCATGCGCCCGCGTTTGTTTGAGTGTAGTTTTGATGTTCCGTTCTTTCTTATGCCGACGCCTGCCCAGCGCACTGCGAAAATGGGCCGAAGGCCAATGGTAGGCGAATACATGCATGTTGTGGGCAACTTCTCAGACGTTGCTGCCGCCCGCACTGCCATGGGTATTGACTGGATGACGCGCGACGGGTTGCGCGAGGCGATCCCGCCCGCCTATAGTCAATTCTTAGCTGAGCAACTGAGACGATAATGCTCTATGTGGCCTGCATCCTACTGGGGATCATCGCCGCCCGATGGCTGTACAGGCCACTGGCGGCGCTCCTGCGTGCGCTGGTCTTCATCCTGAGTATTTATATGGCTTTTCGCATAACGGCGCTTGTAGCCCCGCTCAGCCTCGATCTGGATTGGCGGGGCTTCTGGGGCAGCGCCGCGCTGGGGCTGATCGCCATGCTGGTATTCGGCGGCGCATGGTTCTACCTGCTGGGATGGCGCGGGCGCGTGGCAGCGACTGAGGCCGAAGAGGTCGACCGCGCGAGGCAGAAGGCCCAGAGGGAAAGGAAAGTAGCATGACTCGCTCGACCCGCATCAATGTCGGCGATGGCATCGCGATCAAGTATGCCAAAGATGGCGGCTCGACCGCGTTTGAACTGGGCCATGTGCAGTCCATTCGACGGGGCATACCCCGAACGATCGTGATCGCCATGCGCGATGGCTCGACGGTGTATCTGTTAGCTGAGACGCCGAAGAAAGAGTAACCCAAGATAATGACGGTTCAATTACTGGATGTCCACACTGTCACATGGCATTATGGTGGTGATATGACCACCAAGACATGGGGCGGCAAGCGCGACAATCGCAAGCGCCGCCCCGACGACAAGCGCGGCGGCCGGCGCATTCCCGGCCCAGGCAAGACGTTAGGTAGACCACGAAAGGACAAGGACATGACGAGCAAACGAGAGCGGGCGGTGGGATGGTTTGTTGCAGCAGCGCGAGATGATGGCAAGGCGTTACTTGAGCGTGGGACGGGCGAGCGGGCGCGGTTCATCTCTGCGATAAGGGATGGTGATATGTACGATGTGACTATTTGCCATTACGGGATGCCGGCGGTTGAGAAGCGTGTCACACTCGCAGACCTTGATGACGAGGTGTACGCGACCTCGATACTCTAGCGCGGGGGGCGGCGCATTCCCGGCCCAGGCAAGACGTTAGGACGACCAAAGAAAAAGCCTGCTGAGAAAGATCAGCAGGCTTTAACTATACCCGCAAATTTGCAGCCAGACGACCGGCGTGCCCTGGGCCGGCGAAACATAGCAGAGCGGGCCCGGTACCCAGCCTTGCATCATGTTGTCAACATTCGCAACCTGGCTATTCACCGTAAAGAAGTAGGGCACCGCTTCGGTACCGGCGCGGGCGCGTACATTCGGCAGCGGCGCGTTCATCGTCAGACGTACCAGATACTTATTCGCCACTGGTACACCGAACGTTGCCGGTATGTCGACCATGACGCCTGCCGTCAGCGATCGAGCTTCCCATGCCGGATTCGTCGCAACCGCTGGTAACAGCTCCATGCCCCCAGCGGTATACGGCGCGTCGACGCCTGCGATCGGTTCCCAGTATCCCCCGACGAAGCCCGTTTTTGTGATGGTCGGCGCGGTCTGCGGTACTGCGCTGGCCCAGGCCCAGAGACTGCCATCGGGCCGGATCAAGCAGCCCCCAGCGGCGATCTGCGATACGGCGTCAGGCCCGCCGCCAACGTAGGTATGCACCAGCTGCCGATTGGTTGTGCCGGCCGGAACGCGGTAAATCTCGAGATTCTGCGTGACGCCGCCGCGCTTGGCCACTACCACGCCGTAGATATTGCCGTTTGGATGGACAAAGCAGGGAAACGCATTTAAGCAATGCTCATAGCCTGCATAGTTGGCGATAGGGGTGAATAGTGCCATAATTACGGCCTCATTCCTTCGAAGATGTCGTCAAAGCCCTGATTCTTGAACGCCTGAAGGAGCGTTGGAATAGCGGCGAAGAAGGCATCGATCATTGTCTTATCAATGTGCACGAGCCCCGGTTGGCTGGTAAAGTCACTGTCAACGAACACCAGCGGCGTCCCATTCGGCCCGCCGCTATCGCGCTGAGCGCGCAAGGCGTCGAGCCTGTACAGTGTATCCATCAGTGCAGGCGCAAGCCCGGTAGCAATAGTCGCAACTCTTCGGCGCTTCTCAACCTGATCGACTGCCATGGCTTTTCCCTTCTTTCTAGGCAACGAAGTATGTCACGGTAAAGATGATCGTACCGGCGGCCTCGATCGCCACCTGGGTCGGCGCGGCGTTCGTGAGCGGTGATGACATGAGAAAGAGTGCGGCATTCGGATTCAGAATCATCATCGGCGTATTATTGGCGAACGTCACACCGGACAACCACAGCGAACCAGAAAAAATCTGGTTGGTCACGTTCGCGCTTGTGAAGGGAAGCGACACATTCACGTTGCCCGTTCCCGTTGCCGCCGTCCATACAATTGCCCCCTGGACAATTGCCGCCCGTCCGATCCGTGTCCACGATCCGACCTGCGTTGTGTAGGTCGTGACGCCTGGGGTTGTGCCGCCGAGATAGGTTGGCACATAAGTGCCGGTATCATAGAATTGTGAATAGCCCGGAACATTGCCGGGTACCTCGCGCGTCTCGGTCTGCTTCAAGCGCTTGTTGTTGTCGTAGAGCAGCTTGAGCATGTCGTTCTGATCGCTCATGTCACGCTCCTGAGCCCGCATGAGACTTTGCGCCCGTTGCCGTCGATCCGCTCGCGAATCAGGTCGAGCCTGACATCGTATTGTAGGGCCCCCTGCTCACAGGTCACGATGTCGCCAAGATCGAAGTCTATACCTCTGGTAAGGGCCGGCGTCTCGACAAGCTCGCCCGTAAACAGGATCAGCGGGCGCGCGGCCCTGAGCATACTATCGGCTTCATCGTCGACCGCTGCCTGACTGGCCACGTTCGTCGCATCTCTGAAGCGCTCGCGCCGCCCGAATGGGCTCGCCGACGCCCTGACGCTATCGAACGCGGTGCCGATCAGCCGGTCGGCCTCTTCGCCTTGCCCCCCGGCAACGATGAAGTTGGCAGCCTCAGTGTAGTCTATGACAAGGTGCGCATCGATCAGGTTGCCCCGAGCCTGGGCCAGAATAACCGGACTGCCGGTGCCGGCTCGACGATCAACCCCGCGCTGTGTGGCGTATGTTCTGAGCTCAAAGGTTGACTCGGTCGTCGCGTAGATCTCGAAGGTTAGATAGGTGCCGGCGGTCGTCGAGGCCTGGGCCAAGTCGGTGCACACATCCAGCAGGTTGCGCCGCGATCCGCTCTTTGCGATGCTCGCCCCGAGCCCCAGGTTGGCCTGACTGGTCAGATACGCTGACACATCGGCGTATGTCTCGACCCCATCGCGATCAGCGGTGACAATGCCGCTCAGCATGTTCTGAGAGACAAACGATTTGATCTGGTTGTCGGCCGCAGCCGCCGCCTTGGTCGAGTAGGTCGACCCAGCCGCATAGGCGATGATCCGCCGGTCGAGCAGGTTGTTGGCGTGATAGGCCCGGACAAAGATCGAGGTTGGCCCATAGTCGATATAGCGGATCATATAGATCGCGCCGTTGTCGAGATACGGTGCCGCCCCGTTGATCGAGCGCCACACGCCGATCCGGCCATCTTCCATGAGAAACGAGGTGTTAAAGCTGGTCGGTAGCGTCGTCTCAAGCACGCCGACCGCCCCAGGGCTGCAGTTCAGCGTATAGTCGAGCGGCACTGTCGCCTGCCCATCGCCGCCCGGCGTGCCATACGTGGCACACTCGACCAGCGGCACACCGAACGGATCACCGAATCGCAGCGTCGTGAATACTGCCATTATGGCACATCGTCGAGCGATACATAGGCCGGGCGAAAGTACATGACAGCCGTTACGGTGCTGTCAGCCGCAAAGAAGCTAATGATATTCGGCCCCGGCTGTAAGAAAAAGTCAGCGGTATTACTCCCAGCCATGATCTTACTGGCGATGTTGCCTTGAAAGGTCGAGGTAAACGATAGGTTATCCGGCGTGAAGACGAGGGTTGCCGTTTCGCCCGGTTGCATCGTGTAGTTAAAGAAGATCGATCGGTTGGTTGTTACGTTGATCACCTGCCAGATCCGCGATGCCGTCGATGTCGGCCCCGTCAGGTAGAGCGTCGGATAGGTGCGCGCAGAGCCGGGGTTGGTTACGGTTGCAGTACCTGCCGTTGTTGCGGTGCCGGTATCATTGTAGCCAACCGCGATCTTGCCGTCGATCGATGTTGTCATGGACAGCACCGGCAGGCTAGGGGTTGTCGGCAGGTCAGCGTCGAGCGGCGTATAGGTGCCGCCATTCCAGATCGCGAGCGGATCGGGAAAGGTGATCCCGTTGGCGGTCGAGAAGCCCCCGCCAAACAGTATTCGGCCATCTGGTAAAGTTTTCGCAACGCCGTCGCCGGTTTGCGTAACGACGCCCGAGCCAAGCGCCGACCATGTGATCCCATTCCAGACCGCAGTGCCGATCGCCGTCACTCCCCCAGCCGTCACAAACGCACCGATCACATAGACTCGACCATCAGCCCCGATCGTGATTCCGGGCCCCTCGATGCCGGCCCCGAGCCCGGTCGAGAGCGCCGACCATGTGCCGCCCGTAATGCTATAGCGTGCGATGTTATCTTGACTGGCATCCGCATTCAGATTCGTAAAGGTGCCGCCGACATACAGCGCGCCATCAAAGCCCTGCTGTACGGCAAACGCGGTGCTGACGGCAACATGCGTAATAATGTTTGTCCATGTCGATCCATTCCAGCGGTCGAGCGTCGCGCGGATCGCCGCGTTGTTGCCGGCAACATACAGATTGCCATCGCTCGCAAAGATCAGCTGCTGCCCCGGATTGATCATGGTGCCGGTTGCCCCGACGACTGCCCAGGCCCCGCCCGTAAAGCGCACGACGGTGCCGGTAACGCCGCCGATCGTGACCGATGCCCCCAGGCTGGCATAGATTGTGCCGTCTGGGCCCTGCGCAAACCCTTGCGGGGCAGCTGCCAGGCCCGCGCCCATGGCGCTAAAGGTTGTGCCGTCCCATGAGCCGACCCGCGTTTGTGGCGTTGTGAAGTCGCCACCGACGATCAGCTGACTATTCGAGGTATACAGCAGCGTATTGACCGCGTTGTTAAAGTTCGTCGCGATCCGCTGCCATGTGCCGTTGGCCAAGCGCTCAGCAACATAGGCCATGGTGGTAACGGAGTTTTGCACATCGAGCGCCGCCCCGACCTCCTGATCGGCAAGCACCACCCCCAGATACTGGGTAAACGTGATCGGGGCAACCGACGCGAGATGGTTATCAGTCTGCCCCTCTAATCCTCCTTGATATTTGCCCAGCAGCCTGCATGTCGAGGTTGACAGTTGCCCGCATTCGTCGAGCACATCGCGCAACAGTACCAATCGCTGATCAAGCGCAACCAGATCGCGATCGAGCAGTCTCGACAGCCCGCCGCGCTGCTGCCTGAGCGTCAGATAGTCAGCGCCTGACTCGAAGTTGCCCTGTATCGTGAATTGTCGCGACGGCTTGCGCGTGTAATCGTCGTACCCGCCATCGATCCGCGCATACTCAGTTGCAACGTTCTGTGGCGGGGCGAGCCCCAGGCCGATCAGCGCCGTCAGGAAGAAGCCGAAGTATCTAAATGGTACCACCATGCCCCCCGCGCGTGTAAGGCCGCCGCGCGAACTCGTCGAGGCATGCGGCGTGCCATTCCAGAAGTAGGCCGGGGGCTGCTGGTTTGGGACTAGCCCCTGCTGACTGCCGTCGATGAACGTGCTAACCGTTTCGCCGGCCGCCAACGCCTCGACCTGGGCCCCGTCGAGGTAAAAGACTGATGTTTCTGTGCCGCCCGCCTTGCGCACGGTCAGCCGCCGCGTTGTTGTGCTGCTCTCAGTATAGTACCCATACATCCACTGCCAGCGCCCCGATGCGACGAACGTGATCGCCGCAAGCTCGACCGATCCGGTTGTCTCAAGCGCAAGTTTGTAGCTTCTGCCGGCAACCCCGAGCACCTTACAGGAATAGGCGTAGACAGTGCCGCTGACGAGTGATACGGTATCATAGCGCGCCCCATCGGTTGTTGAGCTTGACGGTGTGACAGACAGGCTATACGCGCCATGATACTGCTGGGTCGTCGAGCGAGCGATGCTGCCGCCGATCGCCGTCCAGCTGGTTGTATTCGTCTCAAAGCTGGGATTAGTGACAAGGTTTGTCCGGGCGATCGGCACAATCACGCTGATCCGGTCGTCGAGCGGATAGCCCGTAACGATCGGCGGCAGCGTAACGTAGTTACGGGTTTGCATCATAAGAGCGCCGCCCCTGCTATCGCCATGCTCGACTGTAAGGCCCCCGGCGAATTGTTCGTATAGATCGGCATGTTGAGATTGGTCGTGCTGCTATAGCTGGTCTGCCCGGTATAGGCCGGGTTGGTCGGCGTCTGACTCGGGTAGGCCGCCTTATTGTAGATACCGGCGAGCAGGTCGACGATCTTGATCTGATCGTCGGTCAGGTTCATGCCTGACAGGGCCATAATAATATCGTTGATCTGGTTTGCGACATCTTGCAAGGGGCTGCTCGCCCCTTCTTGCTTCTTGTAAAACTGATCAAGCTCAGCATCCTGGGCCCGGCTGATCAGGATCAGCTGCTTGTTGAGCCGATCTTGATCGTCCTGCTCAGTCGCGTCGGCAATCTGCTGGCGTATCTTCAGAAGCTCAAACTCATGACCGCTGACCATCTTGAAGTAATCGGCCTGGGCCTTCGGATCCGCAAAGAGCGACTGCGATTTTTTGAGCAGCGTATCGAGATCCTGACTAACAATCTTCTGGGTGAAGGCATCTTCTATCTTGCCGATGTCGTCGAGGTTCTTCGCCATCTGCCGATCAATCGATGCCGTCGACCCGAAGCCCTCCGCTAAGGCGTTATTCATCGCCTGCCCGATGCTCTCCATTTCTTTGATCAGGTCATCGCTGATCGTGCTGATCATGGTCGTCAGCTGGGGCCATTCGCGCTCGATGCCTTGGACAAAGCCCTGCACAACGAACTCGCCGATCGTCGCAAACTCCTTCGACGGACTGCTGATCCCTAGCGCGTCCTTGGCCGCCCCGAGCGCATCGCTTGCCAAGTCGCGCAACGTCGAGAACAGCGCCCCGGCCGAACTCTCGATCCCGTTGATAATACCGGATACAATATTACTACCGACCTCGCCCCAGTCGATACTATCGGCGATGTCGAGCATCATATTCCAATTATTCTCCCAGGTCTTTACAAGGTCGTCGAGGCTGGTATCGAAGATGCCCGCGATCATGTCAAGAAAGCCCTTGATCGCCCCCTGGATTGCGGTGATCTGGGCCTTGCCAACGTCGAGCAGGGCCTTCCATGCGCCGTCCCAGTCGCCCTTTAGGAGCGCGAGCGCGACTTTAAACACGCCCTTGATCGTCTCAAGCGCCCCGGTAATGATCGAGGTGATCAGGTTCCATGCGCCGCTCAGGATCTTCTGTATCTCGCTGCCGTGATCGTTAATAAAGCCCGCGATGGCCTGCAAGATCGGCGGCACAATACTATTGTAGACTTCCAGCGCGAGGGTCACAATTTCAATGATGCTATCCCAGGTCGACTGGAAGAACGCGCTGATCTCGTCGCCATGCTCAGCTATAAACGCCTGAATGACCGGCAGCACCGACTGAGCGATGGCCATGTAGCCATCCATGACGTTCTCGATCACGCTGAGCGCGGTATTCCACACGCCGTTCAGATCCTCAACCTTGTCTTCTAAGGCTGCCGACGCCTGCCCGCCCTTATTGAACTCGCCGATCAGCGCCTGAATCTCTGCCGCGATATCCTGTATAAATGCGATGCCCTCGCTCACATTATCAATGAAGCCCTTGATCTCAGTCGCGACATCTTTCATCGCTGGGGATAGTTTGTTGAAGGCCTCTTCATCCCCCAGCAGCGCCGACGCGAGATCGGTCAGCATATTTACGCCCGGCGCGATCACGCCGTCGAGCAACTCGCTCATGACCGGCAGCAACGCCGATCCGATCGTAATCTTCAGGGCCTCGACCGATCCCATGGCATTATCAAGCGATGTCTCGAAGCCCTGCTGCTTGAGTGCCGCCGTCTCAGCGACGCCGTTCGCAACGTTCATGGCTTCGGCCATGTTCGCATACGCCGCCGCCCCGCCATCGGCAAGGGCCGCCGCCGCGCTCATGGCATCGTTGCCGAAGATCTGCTGGAGCAGGCTGGCCTGCTGTTCCTTTGTCAGTCCCTTCAGACTTTCTTGCAGCATGCCGCTGGCCTGCTCGAAGCCCACAAAGTTACCGGCAGCATCGTAGAACGCCGATCCGGTTTCCTCAGTGAACAGGCCCAGGCTGGCCATGGCGTCGCGCGCCGGGTCGGTCGTCGGCTGCAGCCGCGCGATCATGTTCTTGAGTGAGTTGCCCGCTTCGGAGCTCGACGCGAATCGCGGGGCGAGCAGCGCGAGGGTTGTCGTCAGATCGCCGAAGCCAACACCGGCTGTTTTGGCGATGCCTTGCGCGTTAAAGATGCCCCGGCTCAGCCCCTCGACATCGGTCGCCGATGCGTTGGCGGCCTTGGCCATAAGATCGGTCGCTAATGTCAGGAAGTCTGTTTTCTCCTGGGCCGTTGCGTTGGCGGCAGTCCAGCCCCCGAGCACCTTCGACGATATCTCAGCCGCCTTGACGAGATCGCCATCCATCGCCGCCGCTGCGAACTGAATGTTTCTCTCAAGGCCCCCGGCCGCGATGATCGCCGGATCAATGCCGCCCTTAACCATCTCGATCGCCGCTGCCTGCACGTCGCTTGTGCTGACTGGCAGCCGCTTGCCGATGTCGAGAAACAGATCCCTAAACTCTTCAAGCCCGCTCGCGTCGACTTCTTTCCCTGCCACGGCTTGAAAGTTGAGCATACCACTTTCAAACTCGCCCGCCAGACCGATCGAGTCCTTGACAAAGCCGCCGATCGCCTTGGCCCCCTGAATGCCAAACTCAACCAGCGCGGCCCCCACATGGCGCAAGGCCCCGGTGATCACCTCTTGAAACGCGCCCGCGCTCTTATCGCCCGATCCCAGGGTCTTATAGAAGCCGGTTGTCTCTTTGTCGGCTTTGTTGATGTCGCTGATGTAGGCGCTGACGCCTTGCGCGATCAGTTGTATACCGGCTTCGTCGAGGGCCATGCTTAACGCCTGCTTGCGCGCCGCTGCTTGCGCAGCCGGTCGAGCGCTTCTTGATACTCAAAACCATGCTCGATGTCATACTCAGCCGCATAGGCTGCTTGATCGTCCCCGTCGAGCTCGCGAAAATACTCCCAGGTCAGGCCCCGCCAGCGTGCCACGCGCCGCAACTTATAGATCCATGCGTAGGACTGCGGGCCGCGCTTGCCTGCGAACTTCTCAAGCGGCGTCCCTTTCCAGGTTGCCCGGAAACATGCGCCGGTGCAGTGCTACCTGAGCTTCCTGGGGCAAGCCCCGGCCGAAGACTTCCATAAACAACCGTGATTGATCGTCGTTGGTCGGCGCGATCACGTACCCGAGATACGCGGATCGATCGTTCTCTGGGAGCTCGATCCCTAGCAGCGCATAGGTTTCGCGCAGGTCGTCGAGCCGAGCCTGATCGACCTCGAAGACCAGGCCGATCCGCTCCATGACGAGCAGCAGCTTCTGACTGGTTGCGCTCGACACGCGCCCGCGCCACTCCGCTAGTGCTGCTTGATACTCTGGATTGTGCTCGTTCGGGATGTCGCGCCATACGTTCGGCTCAGTTTCCATCTTCTGGGTTGGGACTGCCGGGCGATCGGCTTCTAATTCGCGCTCAGCCGCCGCCTGGGCCTTGCCCATCACATCGCCCGGCTGCCGGTTGAGCTTGACACTGATCCCGCTCGACAGCGTGATCCACTGGGCCTGGGCCGGCTTGGCATGTCCATTCACATGGATCAACTCTTCGGTGATTGTCATATATCCCCCGTAAGGCCCCTAGGAAGCCCGTAGCGCTCTTATAGGATGGTCGGCGCGCCGCTGATCAGAATACCGTCAGTCAGGCTGCTGGCGAGCCCGGCAACACACAAGTAATTCGCCGCAATCCCGATGTCGCTTGCGGTCGGATAGGCGAGCCGATTGGCCCGCGCAAACACTGGCCATGATCCGATCCGCACCGTTCCGGCGTTATCGGCCCAGGTGCCGCCGCCGTCAAGGCTGGTTATCAGGTATGCGACGGATGAAAGCGCATACGCAATCCAGCAGACCTCGCGCGTTGCGAAAATGATGTCTTGCACGGTGCCGCCTGTGCGGGGCAGCCCTGCGGTTGCCCAGGTTGCGCCGTTGTTGATCGTGTGATAGACGTTGCCGTCAGCCCCGCCAACCCAGATATCCCTGCTCGACAGCACTGCAACCGCTGACAACGTTGTTGCTGCCGGCGCGCTCAGGCTCGACCATGTGGTACCGTTGTTGGTCGAGCGATACACTCGGCCATTGGCCCCGACGGCCACGATCGTTTCTGCGATGCCGCTGATCCGTGAGAAGTTGTCAGTGCCGCCACTGTCGATCAGCGTTGGCGCGATGGCGATATCCGCCGTGCGATAGATCCGGCCCGAGCTTGCACAGAAGTAAATCGCCTGGGCCGACTGCACATACACATCAGTCATGGCAACCGGTAGGGTAACACTGTTCCATGTCGACGGGGCCCCAGTATCCTGATTAAGCTGAGTCCAGAACAGAGTCACCGCGTTCGTCCCTACGAACAGGATTGAGCCGCTGATGTCGATGTAGGCCGGCTCAGCACTCAGCCCGATCCCAGTGATGCTCGACGTTGCCCAGGTCAGCCCGCCATCGAGCGAATACACAACCTGCCCCGGGGCCCCTGGGCTGCCCACGTTGGCGCGCGTCAGGGCATAGATCAGCTGGGTACCATCGTTCGCAACGCCGCAGTTGCCGCAGGTGTTGACCGTACCATAGACCACATCGATCACCTCGACGACCACATCAGTTGTTGCTTCCTCGCCGAAGGATACAACGCCGACCGGATAGATCGCGATGCCCTTTGCGTCTGCCGTGTCTTTGAGTGGGTCGTCGGCGTCCATCGCCATGCGGGTTCCCAGGTCGACCGTTCCTTCAAACTTCATGCCGCTGTAGATCAGCATGTAGCTTTCCCAGCCGCGATAGAAGTCTGACAGATCCGCACACCGGCCATGCACCTCGTACAGATTAAAGCTACAGAGCGGGGCCGTTAAGATCCTGGGGATGCCGCCCCAGGATTCGAGGAATACCAGACTGACCGTCGGCAGATCGGGCGCGCTGAGCGTACGACTGACCAACCGATACTTGTCCGGTCGACGCGGATCAGGCACATAGATCGGGTCGATCGATCCGTTGGTCGGCAGGGCCGCGCCGTCGATAAAGTTATACTCGGTGTTGATCCCAAAGAAATAGCGCGTGCCGCCTGGGCCTGACGGCTGGTAAAATGAACGTGTGCCAAGATTCTTGATCAGTTCGCTGTCGTCGAGTACGGTACCTGCTGCCATGGGGTGCCTCCTTTAGCCCGCGTAAATGCCGCGAGTCAGTTGCTGCCGGGTCATGTAACGATAGGCGTATATCTGCCCGCGTCGCGATCCTAGCGGGTTTGTCAGGTCATTCGGCGGGCCGTACAACTGATCGGTTACGCCCGTCCGACTGAGATCCCATTGCCACTCTGACAACTCTTTGTTGGCCGATGTGCAGGCACAGATCGGGCGCGCGAGCTCAGCCGCTGCCAGCCGCGCCACAACAACCGCTTCCCGTTCTTGCATATTGATGCCGTCGAGGGGCAGCCCGGCCTGATAGCGGATCGTGACCTGATCCGGGGGCCGGCACCTCGACCAGTTGCACACGCTCTGCCATGTGCCGCTGGTTGCATCATAGGCTGCCTCGCCGATCCCCACGATCCCGGCCGGGCCGTTGCGGATGACTGCCCTGCACAGCGCGGTTGCCGTTGCGGCCGGATCGCCGCTATTGGCTTGCGACGGCGTACAGCAGTTACCCCACTGGGGCCATGGCTGGGTCTCCCATGTCAGCGTTGCCATGCATGTGGCATCGGTTGTGCCGGTCGGATCACAGTGCCGCTGAAAGATCTCGATCGTCGGCGCGCATACCGTCGCTGCTGGGGCAGCCCCGTTGCCCGGGTCGAGCGGGGCCGTATTCGCCCCCTGATACCTGACCGGCCTGACAAGGGCCCAGGTATCAAATACGACGGTAGCAGTTACGCCGCTGATTGACACGGATCGCGGCTGCACCTCGGGCGGCGAGACTGGGCCGCAGTCGGCCGCGATAAACCGCGCGATCACCTCATCCTCAGTTGTGCCACTCGGCACCGTCGCGACAACCGTTGCGGTTTCAAACAGGTTGTCGCCATCCTCATCCGTATATACCAGCGCCTGCTCATCGGGCGCGCTATCGCTGGGGATGCCCAGACATCTGATCTCGCCCTCGGGTAACGCAACCGTCAGCCATTGGCCATCGACCCCGATGTCGCGCAACCGACTAAAGCGCACGTCGCCCAGGGTCGGATAGCTGATCGTTGCCTCGCGATAGGCCGGCACCGGATTGATCAGCGTATACTGCCGCATGAGATCTTCGGCGCGCGTGATCGCCGTGCGGATGCTCGACCGACCCGCGCGATCGGCGAACTGCCAATCATACTCGTTCATGATCGTCGAGCATGAAGCGTTGAGCGGTATCAGACTGTTGACAAGCTGGAATGAGTGCCATGGGTTAAAGCCCATGAGACTGAGCCAACGGTTGAGCGATAGACCGGCCATCTATTGACCCCCTCATTGGATTACGGCGTACTCACCCGACAGATCACCATATTGTCGAGCGGCAGCGTGCCGCCGCTCGCGGTCGCCCATGCGGTGCCGGGATCGGGCAGCGTCGTGCCGCTACCTGCGACAAAGAGTTGCGCAACGGTACTGCTTGCGCCCAGCGCTGGCACGAGGCCCAAATACCGCGATCCCCCGCGCCATGTACGGAGCGTCACCGCACTGTCAGCGATGATCGCGAATAGATAGCGCCCGGCGGTAAGCACCTGACTAATACTTGCAGTAACACCCGCGTTTGCGGTGGTGGCGACCGTCCCGGCGTCGAGTACACGCGTCGTCGGTTGCCAATCGGTATCAGCGTTATAGATCGCCAGCCGCGCCACGCTGCCGGCGAACGCCGTCACCTCGATCGCCAGCTGATCCAGCGTGATCTGTGACGCGACATAGACCGGCGCGTAATAGATGCGGTTCGCGGTCAGCGCTTTGGTTGCCACGGATACCACGTCAACGCCGGGAATGCTGTAATTGGGCGTGCCGCCGACCTTCGCGCGTCCTTCTGCTACAGCGCTGGTGCTCGGCGTGGCCCAGGTTGCATCGCCGCGCCAGAAGGTACTGCTACTGGCGCTGGTGCCGCTGTTGAGATTCGCAACCGGAAGATTGCCGGTCACATCGGCGGTACTCAGATCGGTGATCGCGTCCTGACTGACGAATACCGAACTAGTATTAAACACGCGATTGCCGCGCCGCTTGCTGTTCGTGCCGCTCATCGAAATGGCGGTCGTCGCGCCCACGATCAGGTTATAGTCGAACTCGTTGTAGTCGGTACCCGCCGCGCTGCTCTCTAAGATGCCTTCACCAAGCGACACATCCGGCCCAAACTCAATCACGTTATAGGCGATGGTGTTGCGCTTGCAGCCGTTCGAGGCGCTGCCGGACAGCCGTACCGCGCGCCGGATGTTATAGAACGTGTTGCCAAGAATCAGGTTGTTGTAGCAGTCGAAACCCGCGCCCTGGCTGTTGTGCGTCATGGCGATCGCCGCGCCGCCCGTCGTGGTGACATCGCGGAACACGTTGCCGGTGATGACATTGCGTGAGGTGCCGCCGAGCGCCAGCGCAATCGGCCCGCCGGTAAACTCGTTGCCCTGCACGGTCACGCCCTCGGCCATGATCGAAACATCCGTGTTGTTATTCAGGCTCAGACATGACGCGCCGCTGACGACGTTGGTATCGTCGCCATAGAAGATGTTGCCGAGCACCCGCACGCGCGGGTTCTCAATCCGCATCTCGCCAATAAACCCGGACGGCAGGCGGCACACACAGCGCGTCAGCACCGCGTCCAGGCTATTGCGGAAGATCAGACAGCTGGAGAACGCCGCGTCCGTGAACTCGCAGCGGTCAAAGACGACGTTGCGCGCATAGGCAACGGTCACGATCCCGAAGTCCGTCCATGCGGTCTGGTTCGCGCCGTTGCCGTCGAAGGTGATGCCCTCGATCAGCGTCGGATTGGTGCGCGGTGATGCTGACGACCCGCGCAGTAGCAGCGGAATCGTATTGCTGGCCTGGGTGTTGGCTTCTGTGATGGTCGTCGCGCCGATGCCCTGCCCCACCAGGCGGATCGGGCCGTCGCTGGCGTCAATCAGGATACAGTAGGGCGTCGTGAGCGTATCACCGGACACCGACCCCGCCGCCGCGACGGTGTAGGTGCCGGCGGTGAGATGCACGGTGCCGCCGGTCGCGCCAAGCGCATCGATCGCCGCCTGAATCTGTACATCATCGGCGGTGCCGTCACAGCGATAATCGGCGTAGGCGCTCGCGCTATAGGTGCTCGACGCGACAATGAGCGTAGGGAGGCCGGCGAGCTCTAATGTTGCGCGTAATGCCGCGGTACTTGCGTCATTGATCAGCGCGCGAAATGCCGCGGTGCCGATCGCGCCTTCAATGTAGGTTAATAGTTGGCTATTCGTTTCGCGCTTGTTGACTCCGCTTTGCACAACCGGAAAGATATCGGTTCCAGCCGCCGTAACGACGGCTGTCAGTGCAGAAATTTCGATGCTGTCGGTTGGTGCTGGCATATCTACCCCACTACTAGCGCCGTCAACGTGCCTTCGACGACAAGCGCGATCAATGTTCCCTCTTCAACAAGTGCGGTTCCCGCTGCCGGCTGGGGATCGAGACTGCCACTCACAACATAGACCGGGATCGCTGGGCCCCCAGCGACGACAGCCCCTGCAGCCGCCGCAACGATCGGTCGAGCTGGGCCGCCCTGCACTGGGCCTGATGTCACCACATAGACCGGCTGGGCAGGGCCGCCGATCTCTGCCCGGCCATCGGTCACAACGGCAACCGGGATCGCCGCGCCGCCGGTCTGTACCGCAGTCGGGGCGAGGCTGACTGGTTGCGCACTGCCGCCGCTAGTCGTCATGGCTGGTTGCCCTCACTGCCAATGCTACCGCACCCGCAATTGCAAGCCAATACAGAATCCCCAGAAGATCAAAGCTCAGCCACAACCCGACTGGCAGGCTTAACCAGAATGACCAACAGATCGGACATGTCACGCCTTCGGCAACCCAGTGCGGCGCATGCGTCATGGCCCAGCCGCGCATGCGCGCGAATAACCCGAAGGGGCCATACTCCCAGGCGAGATCGGTTGCGATGCGATAGACCGCAAGGGCTGCTAAGAGCGGCATGGCCAGCATCATGACCATGCGTGCACCGCGTCGATGATGTCGCGCCGCTCAGTCACGTCGAGCCACCAGCCGACCGGGATCGCCACGTTGCGCGACGCGAAATGGTCAACCCCCGGCAGCGGGCCGTTGGGAAAGTGAAAGCCCGCATGCGTATCGTTGCGCGCGTGGACTGGGCTGCACGCGATATGATGCTCAGCCATATGGCGGATGAAGCCCGCGCGATCCTCGACCAAGAGCGTATACAGCCAGGCTGCTGACGTGTCATCCCACTTTCGCCCAAAGGCCCCATCGTACTGGGCCGCGTTGGCCTGATGTCTGCGGATCAGCCGCTCGACCATGGTGATGTTCGCAAGCCCGATCGCCGCCGCGATGTCATTCATATGATATTTGTAGCCGACCTCATTAATGTTCTGTTCACACCGAAAGTCTGCTTTACTACGCCGGTCAAGCCCGTACCACCTGAGCAGCCGGGCGCGCTCAGTCTGGGCCTTGGGGCAGACAAGCGCCCCGCCATCCCCGGTCGTTAAGAACTTGATCGCCTGAAAGCTATACGCCGTGTAATCCCCCTGGGGCGGCGATAGGTGATGCGCAGCATCCTGCACGATCGGCACATCGTAAGCCACGATCCGCAACTGATCGTAGTTGCACGCCGTGCCGCCCCAGTCGACCGCCATGATCGCCTTGGTTTGGCTGGTAATCTTCTTGGCCACGTCGAGCGGGTCGATCAGTCCGGTCAGCGGCTCGACATCGGCCCAGATGGGGATCGCGCCCCGGTTGACAATCACGCTATTGGTTGCCGTGCAGGTCACTGGCGTGGTTATCACCTCGTCGCCCGGGCCAACGCCGATCAGGTGCAGCGCAAGGTCGAGCGCCGCCGTGCAACTGCTGACCGTCAGCGGCGGTTGGTCGAGCTCCAATAGATCCTGTAGCGCAAGCTCGAAGACCTCGACCATCTCGCCCTGCCCGATATAGCCCGACTCTAAGACGGCCTGCACGCGCATGGGGGCCTCGGGGCTCATGGCAACTTTGAACAGTGGTATCATTCTAAATAGCCCCCTGCGAACAATTGCGCGCCGTCTTTGGAATAGCCGCCCTGCTCAGCATAGGCCAGCGCGTTATGCTTGTGCAGCCGCCGCCATCCTGCCACAACCCCGCCGAAGGGGATCAGGCGCATGTCGTGTATCCGGCTCGCATTCCACAGAAACGCATTGTCATGGCTCGCGATGGTCGTCTCATCCCAGCCGATCCGCTCTTTGGTAACGCACTCGATCCGATGCGCAAAGTTGCCGGTTGTCAGCTGACGCGGGTCGAGCTTGCACGGTACTGCCGTGCGCTGCGGATCGCTCTCGCCAAACGCCATCCATGCGCCCCTCATCCAGTGCTGATCCGGGTAGTAGTCAAACCATGCCCGCACCGTCGGCAGCCATTGCGGATGAAACAGATCGTCATCACAAAGATACGTAACGACATCGCACCTGACAAGGCCCAGGGCTCGATTGATCAGCTTGCCGACTCGCGCCGCGCGCAACCGCTCGACGGTGCTGATTGGCTCGTTGATCACAAACTGGGCATCGCTCCGGCAGCCCCGGATCAGCGCCTGCACGTCGAAGGTGCTCCCATCGTCAGTCACGATCAGCTGATCGGCGTCGAGGCAGGTCGACAGCGCCTCGCACAGCATGCGCGGGCGATTGTAGGATAGCAGGATGGTCGCAACTGTTGTCATTTTCGATGCACCAATACCGCATGCTTATCCATCGCATAGGCGATGGTATAGCCTGCCCCGAGACACGCCTTGATCGACGGCGTGTTATCCGCAAGTATCTCAGCATAGACATCCTGATCGGTCGAGGCTGCCAGATAGCGGTACAGATCCTTGCCGTACCCCTGCCCCTGGTACCTGGGCAGCACCGCCAGGCTCGCCCACCATCGCCGGGCCTCGATCCTGAGCAGCCCATAGCCGACATCGGTTGTCGCGACTGATGCAATCCAGATCCGCATGCTCTCTTCAAGCGCATAGGCTGCCCACCATGCCTGCTGCGCATCATAGGTGATCTCGCGCGTATCGCGGGTCATCCATTGCCGACCGCTATTGCGGATCACCCGCACTACTTCGGCATCCCACTCGGTTGTTGCTTGTCTCATGGTTATCATGCGCATGCAATCACATCGTCGTACCACGCCGGCCCAGAAGGCCACAGCGCGAGCGTTGACACGATCCAGTCATAATCCCCCGCATAGCGACATGCCCACGCCCCGAGCCGTCCTGTGACGTTGGGTACTACCATCGCATGGCCGCCGATCGCGCTCTCGATTACGTGATGGCTGACCGGCAGTGCGATGCCGTGCCGCCGCGAAAAGAATTTAAACATGAGCGGTCGAGCATCGACCTGCTCTGCGATGGCCGCGCGAATAGTGTCGAGCGCCCCAGCCGGTATGCAGTCGTCGTCGTCGATAAACATTAAGTAATCGCCCTTGGCCTGGGTGATCCCATAGTTGATCTGACAGTGCCCCCAGCAATGATGCCCGGCGTCGAGCTCGATCAGGGTAACGACCGGATCGCCGATATACGCAACGTCTGGGGCCCCTTCGTAGCTGTCGAGCACGATCAGCAGTTCATCGCCCGGCAGTAACTGATCGCTGGCGCTTGCCCAGAGATCCCCCAGGCCGATCCCGTCGTGCGTTGGCACGATGATACTCAGACGCGCGGCCATCCTCGACCTCTTCGCTCACTGAATAGCCTTGCATCGCGATCGCGCGTTGCCTGCCCTTCAGCATACACTGTATCGCCCTGGGCCCCGTTGATCGGGTGATCGTGATAGAGACAGGCCCAGGGGGCTTTACTGTACAGCCCCAGCGCCTGAGCCCTTGCGCACAGCTCAGCATCGCCATACTCATGCCGGTACCAGACTGGCCAGCCCCCGAGCCGGTCGAGCAGCCCCCGGCTGATCAGGAAGTGTGGACTCAGCCCCTCGTCGTGTATGCCATCGTTAAAGCCTAGCAGGCCGTCAGTCGGGCCGAAGCAGCACCGATACTCGGCAAAGGCCCGCGACAGCCAATGCCGCCCCGGCAGCAGGTCGTTGGCGAGATTGGCGATGAATGGCTGATCGGTCAGCGCCGTCTCTTCGGCCATCGCTTCCCAGTACGTTAGCCTGGGCTTGAGAATGTGCCTGACTTTTGCGCCCGCTTCCATGCATGCCTGCAAGACATCGGCTTCCTCTTCGCCGCCGATGCACGTCAGCCGCCACTCGACCGGCCCGGCCGTGGCGATCAGGCGTGCCACGTTGCGCATGGTCTGCTCTAATCGACCCCGCACTGGCATGATCGCCGCGATCATTCTGTATCCCCTTCGATCCACTCGACGCCGCCGCCGCCGACCCAGGCCCCGAGCTCGATCAGCCGTTGCGCTATCCACAAGCGCACCCAGAAGCCCCGCGTAACACGCATCGTCAGCACGATCTGAGGGAATGGGTGGGTTATTTTGACATCGGTCGGCTTCACGCCGGCACCTTGTCGCGCTTCGGCCGCGCTCGCTCCGGCTCGACCTGCTTGAAAACCTCGACCTGCTCAGCCTCTTCGATGATCGGCGGTGGCACGAACGGGGCCGGGGCGATCTGCCGCCGAAAGAAGCCCAGGCCAACCAAGTAGTCAACATCTTCGGGCGGCACCGGCTTATACCGATGGCTCGCCCGCGCGCTGACTTGATAGATATGCCCGGTGTGCGGCACTTTAAACGTTTGCTTGCCTGAGCCCTGCCCAGTGTACTCAAGCATCACCATGCCGTTATCTGTCAATTCGGTACCTCCAAACGTCGACGCAAGCTGCCGCGCCATGTCTTTGGCGGTCTTTGCGCCGCCGCCGCAGCCGCATCCTGCCATGTCCATATCTCCTTTAGCATTACGATACGGTGCTGTTACCGCATCCATCAGTCGCTGCCCGCCCTTTGCGTCAGGAAAGTGCAGGTACCCCAGGTCATGCCGATACACGAACACTGGGCCGTAGATACGCTCGCCGCAGTACCCAGCCTGGGCCAGCCTGATCCATGGCGTCCAGTCTTCGAAGCCCGGCGCATCCTCGTCAAAGCCGCCGACCTGCCGCAGGCACCATGTCGGCGTGAACACCGTGATCGGGTGCAGGTTACAGCCCTGTAACGTCGGTTGCGGATCGGGCGGTGCCGTCGAGTGCGACATGGGCCCGGCCCGAACCTCGCGATTGTACTCGGGCGGCCGATACATGGCCCACTCGCCCGCGCTATTCACCGCGTAGTGATGCCCGTAGCTATACGCTCGATCATGGAGCGCATGACCCCTCACAAACGTGGTAAGGGCACTGGGCAACAAGTAATCATCGGCGTCGAGGAAGATTGTGAACAGTCCCCTAGCGACTGCCAGGCCGGCGTTGCGCGCCACGCTTGCGCGCCGCTTGCCCTCGACCGGATCGGGCGCGTCGATGATCGTGATCTTCGGGTGCGGTGGACTGATGATCGGCAGGCCCGTATCATTCACAATGATCGCCTCGACCCCCGGATAGGTCTGCCACAGCACCGACGCGACTGCCTGCCCGGCCTCTTTGCGGTGATTCGGCCCGACTGGGATCACCACCGATGCCAGTAGCGGCAGCGCCGGTCGAGCCGGGGCAGGGCTGAGCGCGCCGACGATCGATCCGTCGTCTTCGTAGCGCCATACCTCGCCGTCGAATGTCATTGGCCTGCCGGTCATCGATCCGCCGCGTCTTCCTGCGATGCGCGCGACCAAAAATAGCCACATGTGACACAGATCCATCCGTCAACGCCACTCCAGAGACACCGGTCGGCCGGTCGCTTGCATGCGCCGCATACTCCGAGTACGGCGATCGGAATGAGTTGTTTTGGTATTTTCGTCATGGTAGAAACCTCCGCGCGACGGGCCGCATGCGGTACCGATGCCAAATGATCCGGATCGGCCAGTAGCGCCATGTATGTTTCATGCGCGCATCCTTAGCGACTGCCGCCCGCGCTGCACTGGGGCCGGCGCGCCCTGGTTGCGCTGGCGTATCTGCTCAGCCGCGATCAGCGCGTCGGTTTCTTCCTGCCTGAGCCGGGCCATGTTCTCTGCCGCTGTGCCATGGATCAGATGCTCCATGAGTTGCCCCGGCGTTGTTTCGCTGAGCAACCGGCAGCCCTTCGGCGTATCGACCAAGGCCCGGATATCCACCGCGCGCACAATCAGATCGCCGTGATCGGTTGTAAAGGTGCTGAACATTGATCCCCCTTCTATCATCCCCCGAGAATAGCGCGCGGCAGCAGTGGGGATCTGCCTGCTGTTCCCTCCGTCGAGGTAGCCGCGCGCTCGACCATCCTAGATCGGCGATTCGTACGATGGCCCTGCAAACGATGTCGCGCCGCCATTCTCATAGAAGCTCGTGCCGGGCTCCCACTCGCGCTCATGCACGTACACGGCGTACGTAACGTCTTCTATTCTTGCGGCTAGGAACGGGGCCCGCAAGATAATGCGCTTGCGCGTGCGAATCTCGACCTGCTTACAGAATGAGGTGCCGCCCAGGAAGTGAATCGCGAATCGCCCGTCAGGGCTGACCCGATACTCATCCTGGGGGCCCAACTGGTTAATGATATCCTGCATGCCGAAGGGCCCGCGATAGTCGAAGTAATCGACATACAGCAGTTGGCCCCCGAGCGTCGCGCTCTTTAGCGGCACAAGGTAGATATCCGACTGGAAGTTGCCGCCGCCGATGTTGGCCTCTGCCATCGTGTTATCGATGATCACCGGCACCCGCTCGCCGTCGATCAGCAGGAAGGTGCCGTTGCGCATATCGTTGCGCATGGCGTTCTGATCGGCCGCCGACGTGTCAATGACGATGCTCGACCCGGATGGCGATGCGTTGAAGCAGCGGTATGTCTCATACGCGCATGGCCAGATCTGGGTTAGGCTCAGAAATGCCTGATAGCGCATCACCCAAGCAAACTGCACATCGCTGATCAGCAACTGATCGGCGAGATACTTCTGAGCGCGGTATGTCTCAACCAGCGCCTGCACGTACGTTGCGGCGTTGTTCTGCATCACGCCGCTGGGGGCTGCCACGATCATGCTGTTGGCGGCACCGCACGCGGTACCCGTAAAGACATCCTGATAACTGTCGTTTACGATCCGCTCCATGCCGTTGTATTCCAGATAGCCCCCGGAACTGGCAGCCGTATTTACTGGGCTGAATGTCCAGAAGCCCCGCGCATAGCGCCGGCTAAAATCATTCGTCAGCTCGACAACCGCCTTGGTCAGCTTATTGCGGAACAGGTTATTCGTGCCGGTCGGAATGATGTTGTTGGCTTCGGCGAATGGATTGTTCAGCAGCCGCAGGTCGAGTATCTCGCTGCGGTTGATCAGTTCGCCCGCGTTGTCGACCCGGATCGGCTTGGTCTTCATGGTGAACTCGCCGAAGGGCCATGTTTGATTACAGACCTTCAGATCGCCCGGCACCGGCACATCTTCGGAGCATGGCGTTGTCGGCTCGGTGCCGCTCGACTCAGTCTGCCCCGTCAGGATCTCGAAGACTGGGTTGAGCAGTTGTGACTTCTGCACATGGCCCATGGCAACCAACGCCTGCTCTAAACCCTTCGGCCCGATGTAGGTCGTTGGTACCCCCGGCTCAATCCCGAAGTTGTTGAACAGCGCATTGTAGCCATGCGGTGCGATGGCGAGTCCGGTTGTGCCGCTGTCCTTCTGAGTCAGCAGAAGCGCATTGACTTGCTGCTGAATGAGCGCGCTCAACTGCGCTTCTGAGACTTCCATGGTTTGCTCCTTTATGTGTTTCCAAAGATTAACTGATACGCCGCGATCTCGTTCGGGTCGGTCAGCCCCGCAGGTAGCTGCTGGGTCAACTCCTTGACCTTGGCCGCGCCTTCGTTGGTCAACTGCGTCAGTGGACTTTCGCTCGCCCGGTACATGCCCCGCGCGCCGTGCATCACGCTATCCGGCAGATCGCCGGTCAGCTCTTTGACCTGGGCCTGAAGCGTCGCAAGCTCAGCCGCCTGGGCCTGGGCCGCATCGTCCTTCTGGGCCCCGAAGCCGCTCAGGGCTGTTTTGAGCTCGCCCATATGACCGGCCATCTTCTTTTCAATGTCGAGCAGCGGCGTCAGGGCCTCGACGACCGCCCGCGCGATCAGTTGCGCGAATGCCGCATCGTCCATCCCGGCGTCTTCCTCGACAACCTCTTCCTCGACAACCTCTTCCTCCATGGGCATGTCGGCTTTCGCCTCGACATCGACAACCGACTCGGTTTCCTCTTCGGCTGCCGGGGGAAACGCCTTGACCGTGTAGACAACCCCGCCGATCGTGATCTCTTCGGGGGCTTCTTTGTAGACAACGTTGCGGGCCTGGGCCTGCTCATCGTCCTTCTGGGCCGTGGCAAGCAGGGCATCGAGCATCGCGATAGCCTCAGGGTTGCCGGCTGCCTTCTCGCGGTATTCCGCGATCTTCTCTGGAGCTAACACTTTATTCTCCTTTGCGGCAGAATACCGCGTAAAGTAGTTTGCGGCCCGATTAACAGGCACCGCCGACCGCTCATAAATGAGTATATGATCGTATACCCCATGCTTGGGCTGATCGTCCGTATGAATGAAGCCGGGCGACATCTGATAGCCGCTATCGCTCAGCTTCTGGCCCAGGCTGGCCATGGCCTTTGATCGGAAGGTGCCGCCCTCGATCAGAAAGCGCCCGCCCGGCCCAGCCTGGGCCTGGAAGTCACAATCGCCCATCGGCAGCCCGGCAACGTGCCAATACAGCAACGGGCCCCGGTTGCCGGTCTTATCCCCCAGCGCAACCGCTTCTTTAATCGCGTTGGTCGAGATGATCTCGCGATCCTTATCCTCGTATGCGGTTGTGGTTATCGCCAGCCAGCGATCGGTGCCGCTATCGTCTTTATACACCGTGAACAATGGCGGGGCTTCCTTCAGACCGTACTCGATCTGGGCTTCCGTCTCAGCCCGCATGGCAGTCAGCGGCGCGATCTTATCGTGAAAGAGTGCGAACGTCAGATCCTTTGGACTGACATCGCTATAGTCTTTGCGCTTGCGCACTGGCGGGAGAGGTGCCATGGTTGCTTCCTTATCCAAACATGCCTACCTGGGCATCGCCGACCGGCACCGTCGAGCCCCCGAGCAACTGATCGTACAATTCGGCCCGCGTCAGCTTGCCCGCATCGCCAAACAGGCTCGCCTGCCCCGGCTGGGGCTGCGCCTCGACCAACCGCGCATAGCGTTGCAGCAGGCTCCTGACCTCGGTCGGCTTGCGCGCGATCGTGTCGAGGTGCACTAGCAGGCGCTCCTGATCCGCGTTGAGCTCGCGATCGAACATGCTCGACTGCCCCAGGTACTTTGCGACAACCTGATTCGCTGGCGTGTTGGCTGTCAGGCTCGGGTTATCCTTGATCCGCGCGTATACGTCGACGGTCTTTGCGAAGTCATCGCTGATGTCGAGGTTCGGATCGCGCATGCCGGATCGGGTAAGCGCCGTCGCGCGACTGAAGTCGGGCAGGCCCCCGCTGATCCCGTTCTGTACTGTTTTGATATCCGGGTCGAGGCTTTCAAGCATTGATTCAGCCATGCGCTCGCCGGCCGCCCCTGGGAAAGCCCGCGTGTAGACAGCTGCTTTTACCCGATACAGCCCCATCTGGTTGAGCTCGCCATGGCGCGTTAAGAGATTCGCCCGCTCATTGTCCGGTACCCCTGCCAGAAAATCATCGATGAAGGGCTTATTGGCCTTATCCCTGAGCGCGCGATCAATATCGCCCGAGTCGGATACGTGCAGTTTCAGCATATGCTGATTAGATATCTGCCCCGCGTCGACCTTGGCCTGCTCCAAAGGCGACATACGCAATGTGCCGCTGCTGTTGGCTTCTCTCGCGAACGCTGCCGCATCGTGATCGCCTTGCAAGCGCCTGACGAGCACCGGATTCTGCATCTTGTCAACGGTTGCCGGGTCGATCCCGGCCGCCCGGGCCTCAGCCTTGATCGCATCCTTGTACGCCGCGTACTTGTCTGGGTGCATCTCAGCCGCGCGCTGTAGCGCCAAGGTGCGGCCGTTGCCTGACAGTACATTGCCATTCTTGTCTATGATCGGCGTGCCGGCGTCGATGCGATGGAAGTCGGTTGTCATCACTTCAGGATTCATGTTCTGGGCAACCTGGGCAATCTGGGCTTGGCTGCTCTCCCTCGACCGATCGCGCGGCTGTAACGTGGCATCGTACTTCGGATTGATCCCGCCGTTGGCGGTATTCGATGCCTGGATTGATCCCATGTCGACCAACTCATGGCGCATGGTATAGGACTGATTCGGATCGTTGCCGTATGCCTTTGTGGTAGTGCCGACTGTCGTACCGGCAGCAGGCCCGGCCGGCTTGGCCGGCGTGCGATCTTTGCGCTCACTCTCGCCCGGCGTGTGCTTTGTGCCTGCGAATCCCGCTTGCGGTACCCGCTTGCCTTCGGCGTTCTTATTCCAGAGGGTTGCCTGTTGGCCGCCGCCCTTGCCGCCCTTGCCGGCCCCGGCTCGACCGCCGCCGCCCGAGCCGCCGCCGCCCATGTTCGCAAACATCGCCCGCTGCTGAGCGGTCTGCTCCTTGCGGCGCGTAAGGTACGATTCTTTCTTCTTTGGCGGCTCGCTGGCCCGGCTGATCACGTCGATCGCCGCCTTGGCATCGCCACGATTGGCCGCCGCAATCGCCGACCGACCCGCGCTGCTTAGCCTGAGCACGTTGTCAGATCCCATCTCAGCCAGGCCCATCACGATCAGACCGACCGCGTTGCGCGCATCCGGCTCGACCCCAGCCCCCAGCGCCATCAGCACATCGAACCCGCCCGGGCTCAGCCCCTGATCGGCCTGGGCCATGGCGTCGCGCACTGCCGCGCGATTGGCTTCTTGTTCTTGCTCTTTGGTCGGCTTCGGTGCTGCCTCGGGCTGCTTGCCGGGGCTGATGCTGGTCGAGCCGCCGCCGCCGCCCCCACCGCTACCACCGCCGCCGCGCGCCCGTCGCGCTGCGATCCCCCCAGGGGCCTTCTCGGGCTTCTTTTCGCCGCCCTTGCCGCCCGGCTTCTTGGCCCGCTCAGCCTCGCGCTCAGCCTGGGCCGCTTCCCGCTCAGCCTGGGCCGCCAGCTTCTTAGCCTCGCGCGCCGTGCGCTCGACCTCTGCCGCTCCCCGTTTCGCCACCTGATCGCGGGCGCGACTGGCAGCATCTTTCGCGCCCTGCACATCGCCGCGCTTGGCCGCGTTGAGCAACACATTGGCCTGCTCCGACTTGCGCGGCACCCCATCGCTACCGATCTCTAATAGCCCTTCTTTAGCAAGAAAGTCGATGTCTTCGGGCCTGAGCGGCTTGCCCTGGGCAAACTGATTCAGGTTGGCCAGATGATCGCCTAGCTCGGTTTCATCGCCGACCTTCGTCAGGTTCTTGGCCTGCTCAGCGGTTAGCTCAGCCTCGCGCGCCGCGCGTTTGGCGTCGCGATCAGCCGTGCGCTCTTCGTCCGTCTTGGGGGGCTTCTTTGGTTTGGCGGCCGCCCCCTTGCCGCCTTTGGGCTTCTTGGGCTTGGCCTTGGCCCCGTCGCATGGCCCGTAGCGCCCATGCACGTTGCACAGGTTGCCCCGAATGCGCCTGACGCCGGGGCTCAGCAGTTCGCCCGGCTCGCCCTTGCCCGCCGGCTTGGCCCCAGCCCCCACCGGGGGCTTGCTGGCGGGCTTGGGCTTTGCGCCGGGGGCAGCGTCGGACGTAAATGCTTTCTCGACCGCATTACAGCCGCAGTCGCACGCCTTCAGCTTGATCTTCTTGCGGCGGTTTGCGAGGGTGCCAATGCCGGGGGAGTTAAACAGCGCGTTGGGGCCGGTCGGAGGTATGGCCATGCCGGTTGTCGCGCTATCCTTCTTTTCAGGGAGCGCATCGAAGTCGGTCAGCTTGTTCCACCGTTTGGCAAACGACTGACCTGTTGAATTTGCCCAGCGGGCTTGACGACGCGACGCATACGGCATGGGGTGATCCGCTTATACTTTCGCAGTATAGCTATAAGTATAGATTATATGTCAAGCGCCTAACGAATCGCTATACTTATCTGGCGTTGAATCAACTGGGCAACCCTCGATCGCCACTTCTTTGCGATGATCGTCGACCATCCTCGGGGCTTCGTTCCTGGGTGATGGACGAACCGGCGAAAGATGATCGCGCCCGATGCCCCGCCCGTCTGACTGCCGATGAAGCCCGGCCGCGTCTTCGCGCTATACGGCCCGCCTGGGAACCGAAGCATGCGCGCGTTGCGTGGATAGATGTCGTGTGCCTTCGTGCCTTTGTCGAGCCAACCCCAAATCTGATCCTTAGTGCCGACCAACCGACCATCCTTCTGGGCCTTCACGGTATAGACCGGCTGATGATCCCAGGTCGAGCTTGTCGACTCGAAGTCGATCAGCGCCCCGGCTGCCGCATCGTCGAGGCCCCGATCGATCGCCGCCATCATGCGACGCGGGTCGAGCCGGTTGCGTTTGGGGATCTTTGGAATGATCTTGATCACCGGTAGCACCGCTTGATCTTCTTGCGCATCATGCGGCCGTGACCATGGTCGACGGGCCATGTCGAGCGCGTGAAGATGTCGACAACCGGCTGTAGCGCCTCGCGCAATACGCGGGCGATCTCGTCTTCACTATGCGCTATGTAATCAATCAATTCTTGTGTAATCAATAGATCACCTTCGGGTCAAACGCTGGGGGCTTGCCCTCATCGGTTATTCGGCCGTGCAAATGCCGCGCAATATCCTGGGCCCGCGTCAGCGCCGGATACGGGTCTGCCCCCGAAGGCCCCGGCTGCTCAGTCATCATCACGTTGAGCATGTCGATCACCGCGTCGGACTGCTCATCCTTGCTCGACCAGGCCCCAGCCGTATAGGTTGCGGTGATCCCGCCTATCTCCATTACAATACTCATGGCATTCTCAGCACATCATACATAAACATGAAGTAATCCGGATCGTCTTTGGCCAGCTTCAGCGGATCGCTATAGAAGTATTCGAGGCCCATGCTGATGATCTCGGTCGAGCCATCATTGTACCGCTTGCCCATGTACGGCGATGGAAACCGATCGGCCTGGGCAACCTCGCCCGCGCGATAGTTGCTGTTATTCGTAATCTCTGCCAGCGGTCGAGCAGACTCGCCGGCCGTGCGTCGGTCGAGAAACGCTATCGCGCGGGCTTTTACCTCTGGGTTTCTAAACTCGATATGATGCCCGAGCTCATGCACCGCAACCCGATGCGCGTCGTTGGCGAGTACAATCTGCCCGCTATGCGTTACGTCGTTGCCCCAGTCGGTTGCATAGGCTCTGACGTTCTTCTCTAGCTTGATCGCGATCGGTCGAGCCGCGAGCCCGGTTGTCGATGTCATGCGCATGGCGTCGGTCATGGCCCCGCTGATCGACTGCCGCTCTGCCGGCGTCATGGCGTGATCGAACCGTAATTCCACATGCCCCGGCTTGTCGACCTGTAGAATCTGACGGCGTAGGTTGTCATCGACTGCCAGCGCTTCAGCTGACAACTTGCGTTGCTCGACGGTCATCGCCTTATAGCGCCGGTCGATCTTTGCTATCGCCTTGTCGAGCTCCTTCACCCGCGCATCGTCGCCGGCATCCTTGGCTGCGAACCGATCACGCGCATGGGCTGTGCGCTGTTCCGCAAGCGCATCGCCTTCGGCCCAGAGCGCCCGCCGCTTGTCCCTGATCGGTTCCTTTAGCTTCTCGGCTGCGTTCTCAGCGTCGAGCACCCGCGCATGCGCGTCGCGTGCCTCAGGGCTATGCCCAGACTGCCGAGTTGCCGCTGCCGGTCGAGGGGCTGATCGCCCGCGTACCGTCGGCGTCGTGACTGGGGCTCGACTGATCGCATCGTTCACATGCGGCTGCAGGTGCGCCGGCACCCGGTCGAGGTAACTATCCTGGGCATTGGCCAGCCGCTGTAATTCGGCTTCGCTCGACCGGCGTTGCGCGGGGCTCATATAGCCCGCCTGCTGTTTGATGATATTCTCCATGCGTTGCGCCCGCGCGAGAAATTCGCTGGTTGTCTTGGCTGCGAGCCGCGCGTCCTGCACGCTTGCGCCCCCAGCCCGAGCCGCGCTATAGGCTGAGCGCGACGCGACGCGCCGCCCGGTCGAGCGCCCATGGGTCGACTGATCGTGACTGCCATGCTTCAGCGTAACGACCGGATCGCCCCATGTGTCTATCTCGCTATCGTCCCAGCCGTCCCAGTCCTTCTGCACAAAGTGCTGACGTTTAACCGGATACGTACCAACCAGCGCGGGGCATTCGTCGCAATGATCCTCAGTGCCGCCCATCTCGCGTGTAAGCTCGCCGGTACCGTCGTCGTTGTCGCGTACGCTGATCCTACACTTGCAATTCGTGATGCAGGTCTGATTGCCGGGGAGTAAGTCGGGTGGTATAATCCAGTCCCCCCAGCGTTGCGCATAGTACGTCTGCCTGACGGCCCCGGCGTAGAGGCCTGCCCGAGCCGCGATCTGGGCCTCGCTCAGCCCCTCGGCCGCCGCTACGAACCCGGCGAGGTACTTGCGCTGCTCTCTGACTAAGGCGTCGATGTCTTTGCGCTCAGCCCTCGACAGCCCCTTAAACAGCCCCGGCGTTACCTTGACGCCGGCCCGGTCGGCCGCCGCTGCAATCGCCGCCGCCGTATGGCCCCGCGCGATGATTGCATCTAACTGCTTGGCCCAGCCGGGGCGGCTAAAGTCGAGCGCCTGAATCGCGTCGAGCGCGAGCGCGTGCAGGTTGGTCGGCGTGTCAGCCATCGCCCCGCGCCTTGCGGGCCCAGTCGAGGGCCGCGCTCAACTCGTCGTCGATCAAGGCCCGCGTGGTATCCACATCCTTAACCACACCAAACGGCGCATCGCAGAAGGGGCAATACAGCGCATCGGCGAAGGCGTGATCGCCGCATGCCTTGCACGCCTTCATCTTATACTCTTTGGTCTGCCCAGCTGGGGCCCCGCCGCCCCCGGCCGCCTGGGGCTGCACACTGGGCAGCGGCGTAACGATCGGCAGCCGGGCCTGGGCCTGCCCGCCAACCAGCTTTTCATTGTCGTCGACGTTGCCTGCCTCAGTCGCATCCTTCGGTAGATACGCCTGATCGAGATCGCCCGCGTCGACCGCCGCGTTGAGCATCTGCATGGGGCTCAGGGCCCCGGCGTCGACGTAGACTTTCAGTTTGTCAGCGCGAGCCTTCTCAGCCTGGGCCTGCATCGTTTGCTCGCGCCAATCTTCGTTCGTACCCATATAGAAGACGGTGCTACCCGGCAGCGTCGTATGGGTCAAGGCAAGCTCCCAGTTCTTATCAAACGCCGCCATGCCCTGCCCCGCGTTGGCCTCGTCTCTAATCTGCGTAGATAGACCGGTGTTGAGCCCGGCCGGCGATTGTACGAAGTCCTCGACGTTGGCGCCGGTCGAGTGCGCATAGCGCTTGTATGCGTCTTCCCGCTCTTCCGTCACGTTGAAGCCGTCAGGTACTTCGGCGAGCGGGATGGTGACAACCGTTGGTTGAGAGGACATGTCGAGGATCGGTATGATCGTCGAGCCCTTATACAGCACAAAGCCCCGCTGATCGCGCGCATCCTCTGACGTGTTGAGCGCGTCGCGCATCATACGATCAGACACGCCGGTCACGAAGTGGATAGCCAAGTTGCGGGTGCCGGTTATCTTCTCTCTGAAGTAGACCTCGACCGCTGCCAGCTTCAGGATGGTTGCCCAGGCACGCGAGGCTGAGCAGTATCCATAGCCGCGCATCTCGACCCGGGGCGATGGCATATCGGTGATCCGGATCACGTCTTCGGCGTCGAGCAGGTGATAGCCGCTATAATATGACCAATACACGATCGGCTTATTCGGATCGCCGGTCGGATAGCACCTGAGCGCGTCGAGGTGAAACAGCCCCGCCACTCTCGACCCCCGCGCGCTCGACTGCCGGGCCTTCTCGACGACCATGCCCATGTCAGTCAGCAGATAGTCTTGCAAGCCGCGCTGTAGCCCGCTGGCGTAGCTTCCATCGTATCCCAGTACCAACTGCTGAGCCGCCTTGATCCGTCGCTGGCTGTCGTCGGCGTCTTCGATCCTGAAGCCCTGCGCAACCTTCTTGCTGATCAGCTTGAAGATCACCGCTGACCACATCGTTTCAAACCCAGGGGTTTGGCTGAGCAGTCGATCGCGCCCGATCGAGCCTTGCGGGGGCAGTGCGAACTGCCCGTATTGTGCAATCCCTGGGATGCCCGAGAGCAAGCCGACCGGGCCCATGAGAATGGTAAACGGTGCCGCTGCGGTTGCGGGTATGGCATCCTGCCGAGTGACTGAGCGCTTGCGGGCCTGCTCAACATCGGCCTGCGAAAGTGTATCGCTCATATAGCATCCCAGCTATCACATGCGACTGCCAAGCAGATCAGCAGCATAAGAAGGTGCAGTGTCATCTATCCCCCATCATAGCGCAAGGCCCAGATAGTATAGCGGGCCTCGTCGACGCCGTGATCGTGCGCTTTCACAATCTTCTCGTTCACATCGCGCCGATAGACCGCGATCTCATACCGAAAGTGTTTGCAGCGCGGATGCACGATCAGACGCCGGTAGCCGTTCGCATCCGGCGCAATCGCGCGGCGCATCTCTTTAATGCTCTCTTCCACATCGGAAGGACTGTTACGGGTATAGATCGCGCGGCCGTGTAATCGGGCTTTAAGCTCGGCTGCCGACTTGTCCACAACGGCAAAGTCAGGGATGGGGTAGGGCAGGTCGAGCATGCGATCAATGTGCTGTTCAGAGAGTAATCCTGTAGCGTAATCTTCGGCAAATCGGCATATGCGACCATCGCCCCGCAACTGGTACAGACCAAAAACACGCGGGTGCGATTCGGCGGTATAGTGTCCGGTTGCGCGGTCGAGCTTTCCAACATAGCCATCGTCACAGCCCCAGACGACTGGGCCGGCCCCCGGCTCGTAGTCGGCTGCATCAGTCACGTTGCCGTTTGGCGGGCCATCGCTCCATACATCAAAGATCGTATCCGTCGCAGCCGTGAACGCTTCAAGATCGTTGGCTGGGTATTCCCTGAGCACGGATGCCGCATCGCCGGCGCTCTCGACCAGGCGTTGATCGCGCCAGCCTGGGCCGCGATCAGGATGAGCAAACCAGGGCAGAAAGACCGCGGTATAGCCGTTCTCGCCGCTCGACGCCTGCTGCCAGAAACGATGATAGGTTGATCCCATGCCGTCAGCGCTTGAGATGATAAACAGCTTGCCCCCGGCGTCGATGGTCGGCTTCACAGCTGCTAAGGTCTGCCGGGGCCATGCCATAAAGGCCCACTCGTCGAGGATCGCAATATTCGCGGTGAACGACCGGCCGGCCTTGCGCGTCGCTGCCAGGCTGAGCATTCTCGACCCGTTCGCCCAACCCAGGCCCGCGATGTTATCGGTTGTGAGCGCCGGTAGCTGATCCTTCTGACGGTGCTGATGGTACAGGAATGCCACACGCCGGATCAGTTCGTTCGCTTCCAATTGGCCTTGGCTGTAGGCTAAGACGGTCTGGTTGCTTCGGTCGAGCAGTGACCACAGCGCATAGCCGCACGCGACCCAGGTGATCCCCAGCTGCCGCGCCTTGAGAAACACCGCAAGCTGTGCCGCTTCCATCGTGGCCAGCGCGCGGCGTTGCCCGTCCCACAGATGAAACGGCGCAACCCCATCACTGCCCAGGATCTCGATCCGGGTCTGCTCGATGAACTGCGTCGGCGTCGAGCTCAGGCGCTGCGGGGCGATGGCGGGCGATAGCGTCGAGAAGTCGAATAGACTTGTCGGCAACGACCCCATGAAGGATCGCAAGTTCGCCCGCTGGCTGTCGCTCAATATAGTCAGGTTGTGAGACGACATAGGCTTGCGCGATCAATGCTTGAAAAGCAGCTTCTAAATACATCATGGCGAGCGCCTCGATCCGCGTTTTTTTAACAAACGGATCGTGAACTATTTCAAACGTTTCCTGCCACGTTTGAAGCGTCGACCGTGGAATACCATACTTTGCGGATGCCGCCCCTGGGCCCAGGACAAGCACATCAGCCAGGGCAGCGGCGCGCTCATCGTCCGTATAGCGCCTATAGTTGCGCTTCTCACTCATCGCCCGCCCTGCTTCTCGCGCATCTTAACGACAGCCTCATTGATCCGCTGCTGCAGCCGCTGATCGTCGGCGTTGTCCTTCGACGGGTCGTCTTTTGACGAGGTGTGCCCAGGGCAATACGGGCGCGCGTAACCGCACTCCGTACAGTAGCTGACGCCGTAGCGTACGACGATCGCCATCAGGGTAGCGTGATGAGCGGGCCGGCGATGATCACGACCGCCAGGCCAACACCGAACAGGAACATACACAGCCATTCTGGGAGTGCGAAATGTCGCGCAACCCACCAAAGGAGCGTTGCCAGTGCCGCCGCGATGATCGCGAGTAGGGTAGCAGGGCCAATCGTCATGATGTTACCTCAGTACAAAGAAGAGCCAATACAGCAACGCGCCAATCGCGTAGAACAGCGCTATCCACAATCCAGCGCCGATGATCATGGCCAGCAGGTAGCGCCATGACCAGCGCATCACCGGCGTCGGCGCGCTCACAACCCCTCAAGCCCTGCCAGGTCGACAAACCCGATGCCGGCCGGCACACCGTCGAGCGTCGCGACGTGACCATTCGATTCATCGTCGATCGTGACCGTTTGGCCGGGGCTGAGCCATCCCCACAACCGGCCGGTATGATCGGCGCGCTCATAGACCGGCAGGCCCTGCACACGATAGGGCTTCGGCTCGGGGGCAAACAGCGCGTCGCGCCATAGGATGAAGTCAGCATGGGCCCAGTTGGTTGGGTCGATCTTCCGTATGTAGGGGCCTGCTATCGCAACCTGCCCATGCGTATCGATCAGGGTCGAGGGTATGGCGTAATTCGTGCACAACTGCTGTAAGAGCCATGCGAGGGCATCCTTCTGGGCTGCTGGCCAGTTCTCGCCCTTTGCGTGCAGGCACTCGATGCCAATGCTGTTTTCATTCAGGTAGGCTGATTGCGCGTTGCCGGCGTGCCATGCGGCGTACTGATTGGGGTTGAGAAATTCGATGATCTCAGCCGACCGCCCGATCAGGTAGTGCGCACTGATCGCCGACGAGGTGTAGATATAGCTGGCAGCGCTCGACAGCGTTTGCCCCTGGGCCCCCTCGGTCGAGTGGACAACCACGCTGACCGGATCGCCGGGCCGCATGGAATAGCCATGGCCGACCGGATAGCGCTGGGCCTTTGCATAGGTTGTGCTGTCGATGGGCAACGCCATGCGGCACCTATATGGGGATACTACAGGCTCCATGAACAGTATACCGCATATGTCAAGCGTCGCTACGATTCCGCTACGAAATTGCAATAAAACTCCTATTGCAATAGCCGCTATAGATGCTATAATGGTTACATTGAACCGAACGATTGAAAGGAACAAACGCAATGACCATCACGATTAGCATCAACACTCACGCCGCCCAGTGCAACGCCGAAGGTATTTTTTCAAGCAACATTCGCCCGAACGTGTTCTTTCGCGAAACGGTCGCAGAGGTCGTAAAGACCGGCGTCGCCCCGAACATCGGCCGCAAGCCCTACACCTGGTACGTTGTGAAGTATGGTTCCGGATACGCCTTCGTCACCGATCGCGACATTGTAAAGTAAGAACACTCGACCAGGCCCGGCACTGTGCCGGGCCTCTAGCCCAAAGGAGAAACAGGATGCCCCGAGAGCAGATCAACCTGAGCCTGAGCCCCGAGACACGCGACAAGCTCGACATGCTTGTCACGCGGGCGCGCAAGTCGACCGGGCTTGAGACGAGCCGCACGACGATCATTACGGTGTTGGTCGAGGCTGCCGCGAGCCGGGTCGAGGCCCAGACCCAGCCGCTGAAGCGCGTTGAGCGCGTGATGGACGGCCGCAAGCTGCTGGGCTTCAACGGCTATTACGGCGATCATCAGGTGGCATACGAAGAGAAGACCGAAGACATGGCCCAGGCCAAGATCGACGCTTATGCTTTTCAGGAGTTGAGCCGATGAGCAAGAAGTCAACCAACTTCACCGGCAAGAAGCCCGGCAAGCCCAGTCACCTGCTCGACCTGATGAAGTGGGTTGGCATGACGGACGAAGAGATTAGAGCAGCATTACTCAAGCAGAAAGAAGGCAAACAATGAGCACCGCGATCACCTACATCTGCACGCGCGCCCGGTCGACCGAGCACATCTTTGATGTCGAGGTCAACGGCGTGATCGTCGCTGCTGCCAGCAACTACCATGCGGCCGAGCTCGTCGCGCGAGAGGTCGAGGCGCGCGAGGCCCAGACGATCATCGTTGAGGGCCTTGAACTGCACGCGCCGCTCGCCCGTTGTCAGCAGCCTGACGACCTGTGCAGCGTCGACGACCCCTGCCCCGCGCATGCCGCTGACGCTCGGGCCTATCTCGACGCCGAAGCCGAGGCACTGATCGATTCAGCGATGGCTGACGAACTGGCAGCACTCAACGATCCGCGATGCCCATGCGGCTCGCCGGCCATGTTCTTTGTGCAGTATCCCCATCGGGTCTATGCCTACTGCCCCGAGTGCTATAGCGAGCAGAAAAGCCCGCCGCTGCTCTATCAGTGCGCCGCCATCATTCGCCGCTGCCTGGGCTCGACCACCGGGGCCGGGGGCATCATCGAAGAGTTGCGACGGGTCGAGCAGGCCCTGAGCCGGGAGGGTTGGTAATGAAATGGCAGCACCTGAGCCCGCGCGCCCGCGTCGTTGCCCTGATCGCCCTGTTGGTTATCCTGTTCGTTTGTAGCGCATGCTTCGGCCCAGAAGCGGCATGCAACCTTGATCCGTGTTAGGAGCCCCCACAATGCAGCAGCACGCGACACCAGACATCGAGATCCGCATGACGGCGTATGATCACCTGAGCGCGCATCAAGTCGCGCTCAGGGCCGCCCAGGCCCTTCTAGCGGCAGCCCAGACCGGGCGCGACAAAGTGATCTATGAAGTTTGGATACTCAACGCCAAACGCAACATTGCACACTGGCAGGCCCAGATAGAAAGAGAGCACCGATGATCGAACGCTACACACCTGAGCAGGCCGAACGGCTCGCGCTGATCGCGCCCGACCTGCTGACCATCGCCCATGACCTGCACGCGCTGCTATGGCACTACGACTTGGCTCGACAGCCAAACGGCGTCAACTGGGGCGAGCCGGAAGTGTTACGGGCTGAGTATATCAAGCGGCTCGAAGCACTCTTTGTACAGATGGAGGGAAAGACGTGAGCGTAACCACTGATACTATTGAAAACATCAGGCGAGAACTAGGGGAGGCAAGCTACAGTACCCGACTCGACATCGCACAGATCGAGGCCCTTGTACATGCGCTCGACCTGCTGACAGTCCTGGTTGAGAAGTTGCACGCGCGGGTGCTGTTCTTAGAGCAGCAACAGTCGAGTAGGGAAAATTACTAGCGGCGCTTCTGGGCTTGGCGCACATCTCAGGCCCATCTTATCTATAAGGGGATCACACATCATGGCAGACTTCGATCAGGATGACGGCAGCCAGTACAGCACCTATCAAGACGATGCGACGCACGGCGATGGACTGACGCGGATTCAGTGGCGGCATGGCGACAAGAAACATCAGTCGGCCGGGTTTTTCTTTCTGACCAAGGAGAGCGCGCCTGAGGGCTTCACGCCGACCGGCTCGACCTGGGTCGAGCATCGCGAATACTTCGAGAGCACCGACAAAACGATCGAGGGCTGGAAGATTGAAAAACTTCAGGCAGCGATCATCTGCGCCCGCGCTCAGCCGTACGTACGGGGCGAGAAGGGCGACGCGCCGATCTGGCTCGATCAGTGGGATGCCTCGCGCAACTGCGCCATGCATGCCGATGTGCTGCTGGTTGCCGATGGCTTGCAAGACCTGGGGCCCGTCAAATGGTCGACCAACGGCAGCACCGTCGCGTTTGCGATCATCGGTCGAGCCGACCCGAAGCGCGATCCCCAGGGCGGCATCCTGCACCGCATGCGCGAAGAGGTGCTGGCAGCTGCTGACGCCGTGTCCAAGGTTGCCTATCGCAAGAAGAAGAATCTGTATTGGCTGTTCTGGGCAACCATCGGCACCGAGCGCGACGCGAAGGGCAACGTTGTCTATACCGCGACCAAAGGCCCGATGGTCACGATCCCCAGGTTGCAGCTACCGAACATGGTCGACACCGCATGGCTCAAGAAGGCGTTTGTCGGCAGCGACATGGCCGCGTACGGCGAAGAGATGCGCGGTCTGTACGACGAGTGGAAGCTGACCAAGTTTACCAACGACGCGCCCCAGGCCCCAGGCCCAGGCTCGACGCCTGCCGGCCGCAACCAGCCGCAACCGGTCGAGGATCTGCCGTTCTAGAAGGGAGGTGATCCGCATGAAGTGGGCTAGCTGGTCAACCTAAGCACGGCAGTCGAGGCCCAGGAACAGATCCCGGGCTTCGACTATAAGCACAGCGAATACATTCTACCATAGTTTATAAGTGAAGATGTGATTGTATAAATGTTCGCATTTTGGTATAATTCGTTTTACAATTGTTTGACGTAAAGGAGCTCAACGCCATGCCGCGCGAGATCATTGTAGCTGTCCGACTGAATGAGGATGAGAAGGCTCGATTGGCACTACTGGCAGCCGAACGGAAGATAACCCCCAGCGCGTTTCTACGCCGCTGCCTGGCCCTCTCGAAGCCGATCAGGAAACAGGCCGCATGAGAAGCCACACCGGAAAAACGCGATCATTCTATCAGCTGTCGCGCGGCTGGCCTGAGCAGCGCAACAGCCCCAACCGTGATCGCTACCTCGACGAGATCATGATCGGCTTCTATGCCCCCAGCGGCGCATGCTCGGGCGAGTTTGCGATCCGCTGGTACGATGTCGGCAAAGACATCATGCCCAGGCTGGAGGCGTTCGATGATAGCTGGCATGCCTTGGCTCAGTGCATCGATCTGATCTCGGTGCTGGGGCAGCACGACAGTGAAACGATCACGCCGTCGATGCTGTGCACGATCTTAACCGACCTGGGGTTTATCGACCGAACGCCGATCGCTCGACCGTAACATGGGGCAGCCGTTCACCCCAGCGGCTGCCCCTATGCACGAATGCCGCAGCGTCGCGTCTTTCGTGTTGCCACAAGAAGGAGCATGTATTGTGCCACTAAAACCGATTCACTATCGTGTTTCCAGTCAGCTTGACTGGGCCGATCTGATGATCGCCGGCACACGCGGTTGGCGGCGTGTCTACTGGCGAGCCGTACGGCGCTTCTGGAAGGTGTGTCTATGACTGATTATACGGATCGACTCCATCGCGCCGAGTGGGAAGTAAGGCCCATGACCAACCTCTCAGTTGCTGCTGAGCTCGTGCGGCAGTATCACTATGCGGCCGGCGCTGCCAATACGGCTACCTATCTGCATGGGTTGTTCCGGATCGGTGCATTTTGGGAAACTGAGTGTATGGGTGTGGCCTGGTGGATACCGCCGACCAAGAGTGCAGCACTCGCCACCTATCCGGCAAACTGGCAAAGCGTGTTATGCCTCAGTCGGTTAGTGATTGCGCCCGGCGTACCAAAGAACGCTTGCACCTTTCTGCTTGCCCGATCGCGCAAACTGATCGACCGATCCGCATGGCCGTGCTTGGTCACGTACGCCGACGATTGGCAAGGCCACAGCGGCGCGATCTATCGCGCCGACAACTGGCACTATGTCGGGAAGACTAAGCCCGAACGATTGTACACACTAGGCGGGCGCATGATCGCGCGCAAGGCTGGGCCAACAACACGCCGGCATGACGAGATGATCGCGCTCGGGGCTGAGTGTTTGGGCAGCTTCGCGAAACACAAGTACATGAGGTTGACATGAATCTCCCTCCGGATCTGCTAGCGCACGGCTACAAACTGATCGAGCGCGGCCCCGGCCGGCTGTTTGCCGTGTCAACCCTCTGGGGCTGCACCTCGACCAAAGACACGCTGCCGGCGGTTATCAGGGAAGCCCGATCGCTGATCGGCTTCTGCCAATGGATGAACAGAAAGGGCTTGCGATGATTGCAACCTATACCCCTGAAGAGCAGTTAGCCGCCCGGATCATTGCGAGCCTGATCTATCCTGACTACCCTGGGGGCCCAGACCTCGAAACGGATAGCGGCATGGTCGGACTGCTCGGGCCGGCGATCGAGGGCTGCCGCGATCCGTATCATATGGCGGCGATCACGATGCCGATCGACGGCGTGCTGCGCGACTGCTCAGGCGACGCCGCAACGGCCTGGGAAGGGCTGCGGCAGATGTCGAGCGCCATGCGGCCCTATGCGCGGCTCGACCCGCTCATTCGCGAGATGGGCGGCGCGATCCAGTTGCCGCCGCTCCGGCCGGTAGCGCCGGCCAACGGCAACGGACGCAAGGAGTATACCGTTGACTGGACAAAGCAGGGCATTACGCTGGCAGACCTGCAGAACAAAGATTTCCCGCCTGAGCGCTGGATTGTCGAGGGGATTCTGCCCGAAGGCGCGCTGCTGTTCGCAGCCAAGTATAAATCGAAAAAGTCATGGATGGTGCTTGCAATCGGCATCGCGATCAGCATGGGCGGCATGGCTCTGGGCCGGCTGCCGGTTGTGCAAGGCGATGTCCTCTACCTCGACCTGGAGGGCCGGCAGCAACGAATACAGAAGCGCACGCGCGCCATGCTGGGAGTGCAACAATGCGCCTGGCCGGATAACTTTACGGTGTTTACGAAATGGCGTCGAGGTGCCGAGGGGCTAGAAGACTTAGAGCACTGGCTGATGGCCCATCCCAACGCCGCTATGATCGTGATCGACGTGCTCGCATCGTTTCGCCGCCCGATGGAAAAGCATGAAGGCTTCTACGAATACGATCGCGAAACAGTCGACCCGATCAACGAGCTGGGAGAAAAGTATCACGTTGGGATCATCCTTGTCCATCACTTCAACAAAGGCAAGCACGACGATATCATGGATAGTATCACCGGCTCGACCGGCCTTCCTTCGGCAGTTAACACCATGTGGGCGCTCAGGCGCGATGTCAACGACTCGTCAATTCAGGTGCTTGAGATGCGCGGGCGCGATCTGGAAAATGACGAGCCCCTAGCACTCAAGTGGGATACCTATCTCAACCAGCATATCATCGAGGGCCCAGCGGCAGAAGTGGCGATCAGCACCGAGCGCAAAGCGATCTTGTCAGCCCTGAGCGACGACGAGCCCCGCACGCCGAAGGACATCGCAACCGAGCTCAGTCGACCGGTCGAGACGATCAAGCAACTGCTACGAAAGTTGCTCAACGAAGGAATCATCGACAAAGTAGGATACGGCAAGTATGCGCGCGTGCCAAAACGCGATCACTCTGATCACTCTGATCACTCTGATCACTCTGATCACTCTGATCACTCTGGGGATAATGCAGCCGAGAGTGATCGCAAGAGTGATCGGTACCCCCCAAGAGTGATCGGTGATTCTGTTACCGATCACTCTTTGCTTGAGGCAACAGAAAGCCCTAAAGTACCCCAAAAAGACAAGAGTGATCGGAGTGATCAGCATATACAGGGGGGCGATCTTTTCGATGCGATCACGCCTGAAGGACTGACGCCGGCCCAGTGGGAACAGGCCCGCTATACGCTCGCGCTGGGGCACTTCTCAGCATTCGCCGACGTCGCTCGATCGATCCCGATGGACTATCACGAATTGAAAAAGCTCGTCGAGGGCTCGACCGGATGAACTTCTACGTTGGCCTGCACCAGCCAAGCGACGCGCGCCATTTCGACCGGTGCATGGTCAGCGTCGCGCGGCTGCGCAACCGGCGATCTGACTTTGTAGTAAACGAGTGGATGATGGACAGCGGGGCATTTATGGAACTCAAGAACCATGGCGCGTATCGCGATAGTGTCAGCACCTACGCTGCCCAGGTGCGCCGCTGGTCGAGGTGCGGATCACTTGTCGCAGCTGTCGCGCAAGATTACATGTGCGAGCCGTTCATGCTCGCCATCACCGGCATGGATGTCGCGACCCATCAGCGACTGACGATCGAGCGATACGATGCGCTGATGGCTGAGCAAACCGGCGTGTATATTCTGCCAGTGCTGCAGGGCTATCGGCCCGAAGAGTACCGATCGCACCTCGACCAATACGGGTCGAGGCTGGGCCCAGGCGCATGGGTCGGCGTCGGGTCAGTCTGCAAGCGCAACGGCAGCCCGGCGGCGATCCGCGATGTGCTGTATACCATTGCGCGGGCCCGGCCGGATCTGAGGCTGCACGGCTTCGGGCTCAAAAAAACCGCGATGTCGAGTGCGGTTATTCGCGACTATCTCGCCAGCGCTGATAGCATGGCATGGAGCTATGCAGCACGGCGCGAGGGCCGCAACGCCAATAGCTACAAAGAGGCCCAGGTATATGATCGCCGGGTTGCAGGTCACTACGACGATCTGCCGATGTTTGGAGGACAGCCATGATCGGCGCGATGCCCAACTACCACACTGAGATTAGCACCGAGAGCGCGCATCGGTTCGCCCTGCCGCGCATGTGCCCAGTCTCAGGCAACCCGCAGCCCGGATCGGTGCTGACTGTCCAGTATACCGCCGGGGCATTCTTTCTTGAGATCGAGAGCATGGGCGAGTACATCGCAAGCTATATCGGGGGCCGGCCGATCGGGCGCGATCTGATCCGCGACATGGAGCAGACCATACAGCAGATCGCGATCGACTGTGCGGCGGTCGTCGAGGTGCCGGTAACCGTTACCGCTGACCTGAAGATCGCCGACGATCCAAAAGA